ACGCTCTTAACCAACTTAGGGAGCAATTGAACCTTTTGGGACAGCAAAATTCCGAAAAGGGTAGGCAGACTGCAACACCTACACGTCCAGTTGTCCAGCCTACACCACAACCGGAAGGAGAAGATCAAGAAACTGCAACACCTACACGAAGGAGAAGAAAAAAGCAACCAGAAGCGGACATTTCAGATGAAAGAGGCGAATCCTATCAAGATAGAGGAACAAGAGCTATCGACTTGTCAGCTTTACTTGGTGTCAATCAAGAAGGTTTTCGTGATATTGTGGAAGCTATTTCTTCCGGTAATAGCGATTTGTCTGATATAACAAAGCAAATTCTTCAAAACGTGCAAGCAGGAGCACGCGCTTTAGAGGGAATACAAGAAGGTGTCTTTTCTATTGATGAAACTCTATACAATCAAAGAGGAACTTCTTCTGTGGGTGGATCGGGAATACAGCCTATTCCAGTGCCCACACCATCACCAGTGCCAGCAAGAGAAGAAACACCTATTACAAGAGAAAGAAGGGAAAATGTACAAAGAGGAAGTGACAGAAGTACAGCTACTAACATTGCCACAAGAGTGATTTCCGGTGTTGGAGCTACATTTCAAAGTCCTGCTGCTATGGGCGGAGGACTTATATCTTCTTTGGGCGGAATTGTAGGAGAAGGTCTTTCTTTGATACCTGGTGTGGGGGGATTTTTGGGTGGTGTAACTACTGCGGTCGCTAATGTCATGGCGGGAATTTTCACTACATCTGTTGAAAAAGCATTTGAAGCTGAAAGAAGAACAGTCCCCTATTCTCAAACAATGGGTGTTTCTGCCGGGCAAGCCATGCGTACAGCCTTTGGAGAAGGTAGTTATGCTGCTGGTGCTCTTGGAATGAATGTAGGGGAGTATATTCAAAGACGCACCGCACTTATCCGTGCCGCCGGAGGAAAGGAAGAAACGGTTGCGCCTGTCCCAGAAACGCAAAGTCTGATGGCTGTACAGCGTTTATATGGACTTAGTGATCGTACTGTAATGGGAATGCAAGGGGCGATGCGTTTTGCCCGTACAGAGGAAGGACAAACAGCTTCTTCATCTGCCATTATCCGTTCGTTTGAGCAGACCATGAAACAGCTTCAAATTCCTCTTAGTGAGATTGCTTCTACGATGGATGAAAGCATGACTACTTTTATTCGTTCTGCTGACGATATTCTTTCCCGTACAGGTGAAATAGATGCAGCAAGCATAGCTTCTATCATGCGTGCTGTTCGTTTGCAGACCGGAATGGAAGGTAGGCAATTGGAGCGCGTACAGCAGGCTTTCATGGGACAAGGGATTTCACAAGATGATGTAACACAAACTCTTTTGCTTCGTGCAGTACAGCAGGCAACTGGCGCAAATTCTCCATCCGAGGCTTTTGCTAAAATGGACGATTTAACAAAAAATCCTGAAATTATGAAAGTGTTCTTGGATATTCTTCAACAATATGCAGGTGGAAGCATTGAAATGTTGCGTTCATTGATGAGAGGTGCTTTTACAAACCTTTCGTGGACAGATATTGTAGATCTTACAAAAAGTGGAACGTTGGATTCTAACAAAGTCTTTGACGAGGTTAAAAGGTCAGAACAGGCGCTTAAAGGGGAGAATGACCAGATAAATCGTTATGAAGCGACGGCAGCAAAAAGAACTGTTACCACAGGAGAAGCCCTGACAGCCGCTTATGAAAATAAGATGATTGGTTGGGGAGAAGAAAATATAGCAAGGCTGTTTAAGATATTGGAAGCTATTAGGGACTTTTTGGGAGATGGCGATAACTATAATAAAGATAAGAAATATGCAGAAGATCACCCCAGTATGGCTTCTGATTATCCATACCCAGATGCAAGAACGAAGGTTACTCCTGTTATTATTGATGGTAAGACGATATTTGACCCCAACAAAAACAATAGTCAGTCTATATCACAAGATACATTGCTTCTTCGCCAGATAAATAGTAATATTGCAAAAATAGCAAGTAGGGAGGATTATTGACATGGACGCAAATAAAAAAGAAAGCACACAGCCTGTTTATGTCATAAATATAAATGGCGATTCGGAAGTAGCACAATTAATTAAAGGTTGGCAAATTAATCCTCCATCTGACGCTAAAAAATATACAGAAAAGGAATTTTTGGCTGTTAAAAACGAAAAGGGGATATCTAATCTTGACATTATTTGGGGCACTTATGATAAGGCCGAAAGAGTGGAGTTTAAAAGTGATTATGATTCCGGCATCTTACCTTATGTAAAAAGTGGAACCCCTATTGCTTTTCCTAAGTCAGATACGCCATTAAATATAGTTTTACCTTCAAAAAGCGGACAATTTGTGTCACAAGGAAGTTTTAAGGCTTATTGGGGAGAAAACTATGAAAGTCTGATAAGTGATGAAGAATATTTGCCTGACACAAGCGTTACATCTTCTCTGAAAGGAACAGGGATAAACGCTAAGATAATTTCCATGAACGTAAGGGTATGGATATATATCAAGGCTTTGGATAAGGTCATGGATTTATCCCCTTATGTTTTGCAGGTAGTAACTACAAAGTCAAAACAGACAGGAGAATTTACTGTTTTGCTATCACCTTTTTATGCAAACGAAAGTTCTTTTGCTTTTGGAGAATCTATTATAGAACAGTTTAATCTTGTTTCCAATGAGGGAGCACAAGTCAAGTCTTTTCAAGAAAAGTTTATCCAGAATAATGATATAGTCTTTATCCGGTTCGAACGTTTGAAAAAGGAAAAATCAACGGGAGATTTGGATTTAGGAAAGCAAGTGAACTTGGAAATTCCTGTTTCTAAAATAGCCAAAAACAATATTTGGGACATGATAGGATTTGTAGATGTCTGTACATCTTCTTTTGAAGCACAAGGAAACATAAAATCTATCACGATAGAAGGAAGAGACATAAGCAAACTTTTTACAGAGGATGGCTGTTATTTCATTCCTTTATTGAATGCTACTGATACTTTTTCTCATTGGTACGAAATGAGTGAGGATAGTATTTGGTTTAAAAGGAATGTCCTTACAGGAGCTTTTTCAAATCTTTTGTGGTCATTCAGTCAGAAGGAGATAAAAGAGTGTCTATGGTTTATCATAAACGCTATGTCAACAATAGGAATAGCTAAAAATAGCGTGTTTGATTCCTGGCAAGACAAAAGGACAGAAAGTTATGATTTGGGAAACAATCAAAAACAAGATGTGAATGGCATTTGGCAGATAGTAAAAGTATTTGTGGAGGATATTCTTGAAAAAAGAGTTCTTATAGATTCTTCCATTGCTAATCCGAACGGCACGCTATTGGAGTATATGACAAGAATATGCCAGTCTCCTTTGGTGGAGTTTTATTTTGATACTTATGTTAATACGATAGATATAGTTGTAAGACAACCTCCGTTCAACAAGGATGCTATTATGGGAGCTTACAAGAACGGACAGTATGTGACAATTTCTTCTGATAATTTGCAAGGATACGATCTTTCTTATGATACAAGGAGCTATTCATGGTATCAGTTGAAAGTGATTAATAATCATGCTGGACAAACAAACACAACGAGCCTTGCTTTTGTTCCTATTGTATATTTGAACGATTACGCAGAAGTGTTTGGTAACAAGAAGATGTCTTTCACCGACCAATATTTGAATTACAACGAGGTAGAAGGGATAAATAAGACACGGACGCTTTCTAATTTTCAGGCGGCAGCATTAAATGATCTTATATATATTCTGGAATCAACAGCTTATCTTCCTTTCACAAGAACAGGCACAATTACAATAAACGGTGACAGACGGATAAAGGTTGGCACTTTCGTTTATTTTGAACCAACAAATGAATTTTTTTATGTATCCTCTGTTGTTAATAATGTTTCTTTCTTAGATGGAAATTTGCAAAGGCAGACCATTATACAAGTAGAAAGAGGTATGTACGTACCAATTCTTTCCAATTCTTTCTCTTCTGTAAAGGATAGACAGGATAATGCAGGGAAAGAAAGTAAAGATGTGAAACCAGATTATTTCAAATTGGTTGATTTGACTGAAATGAAAAATGCAGTCAAAGTAGCTCAAAAAGATCAGATCGCTACGCTTGTTTCTCCAAAGGTGGATAGGGATCAATTTGAATATTTTCTTAATCGTAAGATGTTTAGTTGAGTATGGCAGGTGGAAAAGTAAGAAAATTGAATGCGTCCCCCGAAGCAATTTCATTCGGTTTCATTGTTATTCCTAATGGAGTGGATAGGGATTTGTACGTGGAAACTTGTTTAAGAAGAGGACGTGTTTCTGTTATGGGAAATGGGGGAACTTTCTTTCGGGATATTTATATAACAAATGAAGTTTTGGCTAATATCGAGTTCCCGGAGAAAGAAAATGAACAAGGGTCGGCTGTAGTGATAGCGAGCAACCCGTATGACGGTGTTCCTATTGTGATAGGTAGTTATCCAAGAAATGACCAATCTCCTATGTGGAAAGAGAATACTTTTCAGTTTAGAAAGACAGTAGGAAATGTGACTGCATCTTTATCGGTTGATCCTGCTAATAATGCAGTAATTGTTTCAATTAATTCTCCTGAAAAAGCATCTGTAAAGGTACTTGCTACAGGATCAGAAGAATCGGAAGTAATTGTTGAATCCACTGGAAGTGTGAATGTGACAGGAGGAACAAATGTTTCCGTAAAGGGATATACGCAGATAGAAGCAAAGATTGTGAATCCAGAAAAACCGGAAGAAGAGGAAAGAAAAGCCTCTATGGATTTGGAAAAGGTTTATTTCCATTGGAAAACGGAGGAAATGGAGCAATCTTTGCAAGTGGATAATTCCGGTGTATCGGTAAAGATTGGGGAAGATGTACAAAGCACAATAACGAAAGAACAGTTGGATTTGAAAACGGGAGCATCTACACTGAAAATGAATAATGATATTATTGAGTTTAATGGAGGCGGATTGAAAGGTTTGGTTGAACTGGATAATCTTACAAGTAAATTGAATGGTTTTGTAAATACATTCAATTCCCATACTCACAATGTTCCGGCAGGTTCATTTCTTGTTGGAGCAACGGCTGGCGTGCCAAGTCCCGCTCCTGTTCCCGTTACATCTCCCATGCAATCGGCGCAAAGTTTTGTTGCTTCTGATTATGAGAATGAAAAGATAACACAGGGTTAGGATATTGGGAAGAAATTCGTACTTTTGAACAAGTTAAAATTATAAAGCCGTGGCAGTTTTGGATTCAGTGGTAAAAACAGCGAAATCGACACTTAAAAATTTGGGTCGCTCCATGATGGCAGCGCAGTTCCCGAATGATTTTGAAGTGTATATGTGTTCTTTGGAGTTGGCAGATTCCAAAGGGAACACAATTGATGTCTTTACTTTCCCTATCAGCCCGGAGAGTATAGATAAGAGTGAACCTAAAAGAACTACGGTAGTCAACACGGCAGGAGGCATAACAGTACTTACTTCTCCTGTTTTTATGCCGCAGACAATTACGATAAAGGGAAACTTTGGAAGGACATTCAAGATTCTTTTAAGCGGTTCTGATAGCGTTTCGTTGACAGGTGCAGCTTTTAGTATCTCGGCAGGAAAGCGTTATCTCTATCAATTACAGGGAAAATCTACAAGTTCTCTCACTATGCCTTCCTTTGATGCCGGTATCAAAACAGGATATGGTTGTATCAAGATATTACAATCTATCATAGATAAAAGCAACGGAGTGGACGAGAACGGGTTTCCCATGAAACTTTTCTTCTATAACATGGCACTTGGAGAAAGCTATCTTGTTACGATTCCACCGCGTGGCGTTAATTTCAGTCAGAGCATATCAAAGAATATGATATGGGAATACAATCTTGAAATGACTGTTATAGCTCCTTTAGAAGCGGTTTCGGGAACAAGTGGTAGTAAAGGTTCGCTTTTGGAAATGTGCGCCTCTAATGTGATACAAAAGGGCATAAATGAATTTGCAAGTTCAATCTCTAAAGGTTTGTTGGGCAATGGATGATGCTTTCGAAAAATTTTACAATGTAACGGGATATGATATAAAGTCATATTTCCAGAAGTTTGTTGATTTCTGTGCCAACGATTATCCTCTTATTGTGGATTATTATAGTAATGGTGGGGGGATGAATAAGGATTCTTTCTTGCGCCTTGTTGAACTTGTGAGAGAATCGGAAACGATTGAGCCTTTGTTCATCCTACATGAAAATACTTTGGATGACATTTCCATGTGGGATATTCTGGACAACTTTACAGAGACACAGACAAAACTTTCCACTATTAAAAGTTCCGCAAGGTGGCTTAGAAGTTCTTCTTTAGACAGGAACAATACTTTGCAGATGGAAAAGACACTTCGGACAGGGGAACGGTTTGAAGATGTATCCAGACAGCTTAACAGTACCAACCCGGAAGATGATTGGATGAATATTACAATACCGCAGTATATAGAAGAAACTGATTATTCGTTCTCTGATGGAGGAAACAAGTTCTATATCAATCTAAAGAACGCTGGGAATAATTATCTTGATACTGTTGTGGATGTACTTGTGGGAGATAATATCTTGGGACGTGACATAGATGTGAATTTTGTCTTTGAGAATGACGATTTAAAGATAGTGATAGGCGATGATGCGATCCGACAGGCTTTGGATACTATTCTTTCCTCTCAAAAAGGTGCTATACCAGAGTTTAAGGATTATGGAATTGCAAATGAGTTCATAGGAACAACGGTGAATGCAATTCAATACCCTTCTATTTTTAAGGATGTAATGAATATGTTCCAAAGGGATTCAAGATGGGACTCTGTGGAGTTGATAGATGTAAAAAGAGAGGAAGATGCCGTGTTCCTTTCTTTGCAATGTAAAACGGTAACAAAGAAAGATTATTTAGTTAATGTTCCTATATAATTGATATTCAGATGATTACAAAAACAAGTGCAACAATAACCAATCTAAAGAATCTTTTTATAGAGATGTTTTTGGATAAGACAGCCAAAGTAAGTAATGTGGCTGACGGTTCGGTTGTGAACGCTACAGCATTCGGTGTAGCGAAAGTTGCTCAAAAGGCAATGAAGGATATTGCCATAAAGGAAGCGCAGATATTTCCAGATACAGCTACAGGCGTTTATTTGGATAAGGCTGCTGCTTTGTATGGTGTCAGCCCGCGTAAAGGTGCTTTGGGTTCTTCGACATATATAAGGGTATCTGCTAATCCAGGTACAGTATATGATACGTCTGTTACTTTTGTAAATAAAAATGGTATTCGTTTCCAAGTTGATGAAGCATTGACTGTAGGGGAAAGTGGTTATGGATATGTAAAGGTAAGAAGTATCAACGCAGGGTATTCCACAAACGTACCGCCTAACAGCATTACCAATGTTTCGCCGCAGCCACAAGGTCATATCGAATGTACGAATGAATATTATGCTATTGGAGGACGTGATAGTGAGGATGATGAAACGTTTAGAATCCGTATTAAGAACAATCTGAATATCCTTAGCAAGAACACAATAGAATACTGGACACAGACACTTAGCAACATAGACGATCGTGTCTTAAAAGTAATGAGTGCCGGTTTGGACGAAAAGGGCATATATAATCTCTATGTTGTTTCGCAGAACGGCATTTTCTTTACCGAAGAAGAACTTGATACGCTTCTTGAAAGCGCACAGGGTTATTTTGGTATTTCAGAACTGAATATTGAGGGAAAGGCAGTTGGTATAGGTATTAAGAATATTGATTGGTTCTATGTAGGTTCAGAAAGAGGATTGGATTTCCGTGTACAGCTTCAACCAGATTATGATGTTGTCACTGTTCGTCAGAACATACAAGTGAACCTTACTAAATATCTTGATTTTCGTTTTTGGACACCTGGTAAAATTGTGGAATGGGACGATTTGCTGGATATTGTAAAAAAGACCGATGGCGTAAAATATGTGCCGGACGAGTATTTCTTTCCGTATTACGATCAGCAAGTCCCGGCAAATCAGCTTCCGCGTATAAGGGGGTTTGTGATGCGCGATCAAGACGGAAATATTTTGTACGATTCTGATAGCAACCTCTCTCCGTTGTTTTACCCGTCTGAACCGGAGGATTTGTTTGTAGGCATCAACGACAGCTCACTCAACCTTTATCAAGAGGTTTATTTCAATGTGACAGATTCGGAAGGTGGCACTGTGGAAGGTGCAAATATTTCTATAGAAAACAATGCGGTTGTAACTAATGACAACGGGCAAGCCACTATACAACTTGCAAATGGGCAGTATGAATATATCATCTCCGCTTCGGGGTATATCCCTGTGGAAGGAATGTTTGTCGTACTGAACGGCAGTGTTTCTATTGATGTGCAAATGGTTTTAGCTCCTTATACAGTCACTTTCCATGTAACAGACGAAAAGGGTGCTACTGTTCCCTATGCGAACGTTACAATGGACGGAAGAACAACTACCACCAATTTACAAGGTATAGCTACTTTGTCGGCAAGGAACGGGAACTATCCCTACACTATTGAAAAGTTGGGATATGATGAGTATTCCGGCAGTGTAGTTGTGGATGGTAGAGATAAAGAAGTATATCCTGAATTGGAATTTAAGGTATGGACGATTACTGTCATTGTAAAGGATAAGGAAAATCAGCTTATACCGAATGTCATTGTAAAGGTGAACAATGGAGAATATCTTACGAACCAGCATGGAGAGGCGGAAATACCACTTGTAAATGGTGAATATCCTGTAACAATCGAAAAGACAGGGTATGATACTTTACAGGGGGAAATTAAGGTCAACAACCAGAATGCGGACGTCACTTTTGAGATGGATTTCTTTTTATACAATGTGGAGTTCAATATTTCGCAGGTAAATCAGGGGAATCCGGCAGAAGGAGCTACAATCAAAATAGAAGGACAGCCGGGAGTATTGAATGTAAACGGTTCTGGACAAGCTACTATAAAATTAAAGAGTGGAAATTACAGCTACACCGTGCAGAAAAAGGGATATGATGATTTGACCGGATCGTTCAACGTAGAAGGACAGGATACATTTATTCAAAGAACCCTTGTATTGAAACATTATAATGTGGTTATCACTGTTCTTGACAGTGATAACAGTAGTCCGGCACAAGGAGCAGCAGTAAATATCAATGGCTCTTCTTATCCTACAAATGAAAGAGGGCAAGCTGTTGTAAGCCTTCAAAACGGGACATATCCTTATACCGTAACAAAGTCGGGATATTATGACGGCAGTTCTTCGGTTACTGTTCTTGACAGTGATAACAGTAGTGTAATAAGTTTAAAGGCAAGACTTTACAATGTCATAATGACGGTAAAAAATCCATTGAAAGAACCTATTAAGGGGGCTACAGTGGAGATAAATGCAACGTCTTATCAGACACAGGATAATGGTGAGGTGTCCTTGCAGTTAAAAAATGGTACATATCCGTTTACGGTGGTTGCCAATGGTATGGACGATTATTTAGGCGAGCTGGAAGTTGTAAGTGCAGATATTCCGTCTTTTCCTGTAAATATGGAGTACAAGAAATACGATATTGTATTTACTGTACAGACAGATGAAGGTGTTGCGATTGAAAACGCTAATATTCATATCAACGAAAAGGACTATCAGACTTCGCAGGGTGGTTTGGTAACGGTTCGTCTTTCTGACGGGCAGTATCCTTATACGGTAACGAAGGAAGGTTATGTTCAGACACAAGGTAATGTGGAAGTTTCCGGTAGCAACAAGAACGTATTAGCTCAACTTACCCCTATATCATATAATATTACGTTTGTAGTAAAAGATAACATGGCTTCGCCCAATCTTTTGCAAGGAGTGTCTATTGATATAGAAAATGAGGACAAGACAGTTACCACAAATGCGTCAGGAGAAGCGATAATCAGTCTAAAAGCTGGTAAATATACCGCTTCATTCATGAAGAACAGCTATAAGACTGAAACTCTTTCATTTGAAGTAACTGGAGAGGCTACGTTTACGCAGATATTGAAGAAGATATGGAATCTTACCTTTAAAGTGACCGCCGCAGGAAAATCAGGCTTAAAAGATGTGACTGTCAGTGTAAGTGGACCGGCCATATTAAGTGGAAATACTGTAAGTCTTAAAACAAAAGATGATGGAACAACTGATCCTGTGCAGGTAATAAACGGTGCTTATGATTGGAATGCGTCACTCACAGGATATTCGCCGGAAGAAGGAGTGGGAAGTGTTCAGGATGCCGATCAGGAGAAAGTGATAGAATTGACTTATGGATTTGAAACTACATTTACAACTTCACCAGCCACACAAGGCGTTGAAATTACTATTGATGGTAATGATACAATCACAACGGGGCAAGACGGTATAGCAACAATAAATCTTTCCACAGGAACGCATACTTACGCTTATTCAAAAACAGGTTTTTTAAACGGGACAGGAAATGTGCGAATCGAAGAAGCTGAAAAAAGTGTACAGATAACACTTGTTCCTGGAGCGACAGTTACATTCCATACAAAGGTAGGAAATTCTGCTTTGGCGGATGTAAAGATAATTGTAGGGCAAAGTAGCGCAAGGGCACTTCCTGAAACCATTGTAACAAACAGTCAGGGTATCGCGGCAATTGATCTTCCTACAGGGGATTATCAATATCAGATTCCTACTACAAGTATGGATAATCCTAATCTGGTGGAAGTGCCAAGCGGAACATTTAGTGTGGCAACCGCCGCAAGCGTCATTGAATTGGATTTGGCTGATTATGTAAAATACAATGTTACTTTCCAGACTGTTCCATCCACACAAGATGTAGCTATAAGTTTTGCCAAGGCAGAATCTCCAGACACACCTGTTGCAAGTGGAGCTACTGCTTCTAACGGCATTCTTACTTTGACTTACAAGAACGGACAGTATATCTATACAGCAAAGAAATCCAGTTATAAAGATGTAACAGGTGAATTTACAATTGCAGGTGGAGATCAGAACATAACGGTCGAGATGCTTCAAATTTCAACGGTCACGTTTACTGTAAAAAGTCAAAATGATAGTTCTCCTATTGAGAATGCCGTTATCGAAATGACAGATCGAAGCGATTCATCTAACAAATACAAAGGGACGACTAACTCGTCTGGTGTAGCTACTATGACGTTTGATGGTGGAGAGTTTGAGTGGTCACAAGACAGCGATGCGGATTTTTCTGGTTGTCCTGTTTTTCAAGAAGATGAGAAATATCTTGTTCCAGCGGACGGCGTAATAACAGATCAATTAAAAACCTATTTCCCCAATGGTGTAATTGTTTCTCCATTGACAATTGTTCAGGATAAGGATAATAGTGGTATTACGGAAAGTCTTACCAGAATTTACAATTCAAATAAAATAGATGGCTGGGAGGGAAGCTGGGATAAAACGAAAAAGAATCTTACTTTAACGAGCGTGATCAAGACATCGACAGCTTCTACAGAGACTTATGTTTTGTTTAATGTGGATGCCGGACTTATAGGGTTTTCGAATGGTCTTTTCCAAATTGGCACAGAAAAGACAGTGGATTATCACAAGGCTTTGGATTTTGGTTTTAAGGTAAGTGGTGTTCCGTCCAATCTGAAGATAGTTACAACTTATGGCTCGCAAAACGCTCCCTTAACGGTGGAGATGGAAAATGATGTAATTCAAAGATTTCAGCTTTCTGATCTTTTGTTGGATACAGAAACAATAGGTAATTCTACCATTTGGTCAGTGCATGTACAATCTTTTGACGGAGGTACATTATCCGCAGATGATTTGAAAGATTTGAATATCACATTCTCTTTCTATGGCAAAAAGGCAATAAGTTCAGATATTCCGGCAAATAAAGTTTTGTACGGAAGTTATGATTATGTGGTAACCCCACCTTTACCTTTGCGGCCTAAAGAAGGGTTTATGTCTGTTTATTTGTCTTCTGTAAATCAAGAAGTACTTATTTCTTCGACTACAACATTACTTTTCTTGGTGTATGGTGGCGATAGTGGGGTAATTTTTTTAGAGGGAGCAAAGGTTACTGCATCAGGAAGTGATGGAAAAACATATTCTGGCACAACAGGACAAGATGGTGTAGTAAGATTATATGTTCCATTAGGGCAATCGTATAATTATGAAGTTACTGCCAATGGTTATTTGTCTGCATCAGGAGAAACAGGCGTTATTTCTGATATAAAAAGTATTTCTGTTACACTTGAAAAAGGCGTAGAAGTAACTGTAGCTGTAAGGGAAAATATAACAAGCGGTTCTCCTGTTTCAGGAGCAAAGGTTACAGCCGAAAACGGAAGTGTGAAGGTAACGGGCACTACAGACACACAAGGAAATGCTGTTCTTACGGTAAAGAGTGGGTCAAATATCTTTACCGTAGAAAAGAGTGGCTATGAAAACACAGTGCATTCAGACTATGTAACTTCCACCAAAACGATAACATTGCCTTTGAAGAAGATATACAGTGCTCTAAATGTTCAGGTAAGAAGAGTTGGACAAATGCAAGGTATGCCAAGCCAAATCCAACTAAAGGACAGTACGGGGCTGGAGGTGATTCAGACTAAAAATATAACCACTACCGTAACGTTCGCCAATGTCGCATACGGACAGTATATTTTGTATGTGCCGGAAGGGGATTTTTCCAAAGAAACATCTCAAAGCATTACTGTGAACAGTGAAGGAATGCAGGTGCAAGTAAATCTTACTCCGCTGTATATGGTGCAAGTAAAAGTAAATCCTACTGGTGGTAATGTGGAATTTACAGATTCAGAAGGGCAGAAGCATACAGGTTCGGCAGGGCCAGCAACATACACGGCACGGTTTGACAAAATTCCTGCGGGAAATTATCAGATTAAGATTACATCTTCCGGTTTCAGTGATTTTTCAACGACAGGAACTATAAGTGGAGTTTATCAAACAAGTGTGAATTTGGAATACACCCTAACCAAACCGAACAAGTTGGTGCAGATAACAAGCAATCAATCCTCTTACCAATTAGATACATCATATAAATACGTTTCCCTTTTAATAGTTGGAAGGGGAGGCGAATGCTTTACGTATTGGCAATCTTGGAATGAATTTGCATTGATGGGTGGAACAACTGGACAAATTGTGTATATTCCTAATATATTGATGTCGGATATTTCAAATGGCCAAATAAATAAAATTACATTTAGTGGTGTTCCAAACGTAGGAGCTTGGACGTATGGGACGGAATATTCCATAAGATTAGGAATAACAACTTATGAATATAGAGCCTATAATGGGAAAGATAATGCTCAAAATGATGCCGATTATCCCATGCCACAAGAAAGTAGATTGGGCAATTATTCTGTATATAATGCAAAAAGTTCCGGTGGTTTTGCTGCCCATATGAGGGGTACATTCTATTGTAGTGGAAGCCCGGGAAGTCAGCCCGCAAAAGAAGAAAGTGCTTCTAACTTAGGATCAAGAATGCAACCAGACGGTGCGCCAGGTGGAGACGGCAGATATGGATATAAAAGTTCTTATGAAAATACTGTTTTTGGAGAAGTGACTAAACCTATTCAATCCTCAGTTGTTATTCCTGTCCAGTCTATTTTTGGAGGTACAAGTAAAGGTGAAGCTGGGTATTTGAACACCAATTCTGAACAAAGAACTGGTGTATCCGCATGGGGAGGCGCAGGCTATGGTGGCTCTTATTTTACTTCTCCAGACGGAGGAACAACAAGAATTGCTGAGTATGGTTCTGGACAAGAATCTTCTCCGGCAGATGATGATGCGGGAAATATTACGAAACCAGGAGAGGGTATATTTTGTATATACTACCACAATGAACCTATTTGATAAACTAAAGGGAGAGTTTTAATTGCTCTCGGTGATTATATACTACTTTACACCACAAGTATAAGAAATTGTTTTTATATAAATAATAATTCATACATTTGTGTCATGAGATTAGTCGAACAACATACAATCAAGCCAAGTTCTGTTTATTACAATGAACTTTATGATCTATTGCATAAGTGTAAAAACTTATACAATAAAGGATTGTATGTTGTTAGACAACATTACTTTCAATATAAAGACGATAATACTATAAAGTATAAATACCTCAACTACTATTCTCTCGAAAAGAAACTAAGAACAGAAAACGATGTTGACTATCGTGCTTTACCAACACCAGTTGCTCAACAAGTGTTGATGATGGTAGATAGGAACTTTAAATCGTTCTTCAATCTTTTAAATAAAAAGAATAGAGGTGAGTATTCTGAATTTGTTAGAATGCCTAAGTATCTTAATAAAGATGGTTTGTTTACTGCTGTTTTTACAACAATCGCTTTTTCTCAAAAATGGATAAAACAAGGTATTGTTAAGTTACCAAAACAGTTTTCTTTTACAACAAGAACCAATAAACAAAATATTCAACAACTTAGATTCGTTCCTAAGAATGGGTATATTGTTCTTGAAATAGTTTACAATAAGAAGGAAAAAGATCTTATGTTAGATAATGAAAACTATCTTGGCATCGACATAGGATTAGATAATTTAGCCTCTTGTGTATCCAACAACGGTTCTTGTTTTATCATCAATGGTAGACCACTGAAGTCTATCAACCAGCATTATAATAAAAGATTAGCATTCTTAAAATCTAAATTAAAAGATAACAAACAAATTTCAAAACAAATCAGGTCATTAACCAACAAAAGGAATAACAAGATCAAGGATTATCTTCATAAGGCAAGTAGGATATTGGTTAATCACGTAGTTTCCAATGGTATTAATACGATCATAATCGGTCATAACAAATGTTGGAAACAAGAGATCAATATCGGAAAACGAAATAATCAGAACTTTGTTTCTATTCCTTTTAATATGTTTATCTCAATGATATCTTATAAAGCTATGTTAGAAGGTATTAATGTTAAGATCGTTGAAGAATCTTATACTTCAAAATGTAGCTTTATAAGATAATGAACGGATTTGTAAACATGAATCTTACAAAGGAAGAAGGATTAAACGAGGATTGTTTAAAACCTCGTTTGGTAAGATCATCAATGCTGATATCAATGGTGCTTTTAACATCATTAGAAAATCAGAAAAAGAATCCTTTGATGTAACGATGTTACCAAAAGGTAGAGGGTTTTGGTGGAACCCAGTACGGATTTCCGTATAAATGTGTGCTATTTTACACTTTTAGTGTAAAGTGGTGTATAATCACCTTGCTCTCCTTTTTTTGCTTTGATTATAAAAGAGGTACAAACTTACCGTGTTTGTTGAGAAAAGACTATCTTTGTGGGTAAGTATATGCTTTGTTTTAAACGTTTAAAATTTTAATAATCATGGATATAATCAAAAGAACAGTAACAGCTAATTCCAATAAGCTGATAACTACTAATGGTGAAGCTGCACCTTCTTTAATCAGCAGTGCATGGAACTTTGCTACAATTGATAAAGATATTGTTCTGATTGACCAAAACGGACAAAAAGTTCCGTTTGTAATCATTCCTCTTTCAGAAGGGGCAATTAAGGTAATCCTTTCAGGTGGAATGGAATATACCATTTCGGAAGCGGAAGTGAGTACAAATATAGGAATGCCACTCATGTACATGGTTCAGAAGATTTTGAAAGAAGGGACAACGGCAACCAATCTTAGTATAGGTTTTTAAGGAAAGGAATTGACAATGAATTTAATAGGAAATATTAATGCAATTCCTTTTAGGAGATTTAGGGGAGGGGGCGGAGTAGCTCCTTTCCCATCTATTCCTGGTATGATTGCAAGGTATTCAGCATTAGGTCTTACTAATGAACAGATGGCAGAAAATCCTATATGGGTTGATAAAACGGGTAACGGACACGATATACAGTTGAAAAACTTCTCTTGGAAGGGAATGTCAGGGGTTGGGGGATATGTTCAGGATTTTAATTATTTTAGAAATAACGCTACTGTAGATAAAATAAGAATTGATGAGCAGGGTAGCAATTCTATTAAAGTAACCATTTTAACTACAGGAATTGGTAATGCTATTTATATACCAAAGAATATTTACCAATTTAATAAATCTTATTTCATAAAAATATCAAGTGAAGGATACGATGAAGGTGATATGGCTTTATCATTTTATGCGACTTCTACATCAACAGCAACAACAGTAACGGTATCATTAAACCCTAATGGCGTCACTGAAATTCCTGCAATAAAAGAAGATGATTTTTTAGCTGTTTATATTAATGTTAGCGGCAAAGTAGGTTCGTTTACCGTTGAACAACTACCTCTCTACCCCGGCGCACTTGTCTTTGACGGAGTAGACGATTATGGTGTTTGTGAGAATTTCCCTATTTTGACTAAGGAAAAGGGATATACGGTTGTGGTGTTGAGACAGTGGATTGAAGAAAAGAACAGTGTAACAGCACTGGCATCTAATAGCAAAAATTGGAATCAGGATGGTGCATTCGTATTTGAGTATAATAACTTAGAAAACAATTATCCCAATATAGAAATATCTTTTGGTTCTAATAATATGTTTGATAGAGGACTATCTCCTTATTCCTATCAAACGTCTAAACTGTATAATGGTAAAGAAATAAAATTTGGAGAGTTTTTAGGGAGTGATAAATTGACGGTTGCGAAGGCTGCCGAAAATTTATCTCCAAACTCTAATGTCGCTATCTGGGAACTTGTATTTCTCGACCACGATGCCACCGAAGAAGAGCTAACCAAGATCAAAGACTACTTCGTTAAAACCTATCCCTGGCTCTTCCCCGACCAGGCATGGACAGTGGTAGGCAAAACCAACGAGGACGAAGATCGTGCTACTATTGCCAACATTACGGGCAATGGTAATAATCTTGTGCTGTCGAATTTTGGGTTTGCAGAAGGGAGTGGGTATGGGTTGTATGCATATAATTTCAACTCATTTGATCTTAGAGATAATGTAGTTAAGCCCACAGATGTAAAAAAAGATTCGTTTAGAATAATCGGAACTGGGAATAGCAGTAATGTTTTGGTTTTATCAAATACATCTAATTCTGCTGTCTGGAAGATACGTATCACAGGTATGAAAGAAGGGGATAGCTGTATAGTTGGAAATGCAAATAAAAGTGGTGATTATATTAAAATAATCAAGGATGGTATATATACTTTCCAAAAACAGTATGCTGCAACTTCGATAAATGGTATATGGTATAATTCTTCACAAGAAGTAGATGTTTTAGTTGAGCAAATCCCCGAATACGAAGGATACCTGGTTACTGATGGGGTGGATGATAAGATAGTTTCTTCAAATTTTGAACTTGGAAAGGATTGGACTGTTGTGGGGGATTGGGAAATTATAACACAAGAAAGGGTTGATGCTGGTATCGTTAAAAAATTTAGTTTAATGGTATACAGTTCAGTAAATGGTGTAACGTTATTTATAAATGACCCCAATTCTTCAATTAATATTGAATCCAAGTCGTTAAAGGCGATATGTTCCGACGGCAGGGTATATTTAAATGATTGGACAGAGGTTGTTAGTATTGCTAAAAAACGTGAAACAGGTAGCAAATCTTCGTTGAGTATTGGATTTAATGGAAATAACTTCCTACAAATGGCTTTCAAAAATTTAGGTATCTATAACGGAGCTATTCTTTCCAAAGACGACTGTATCAAAGCCTACAACTACCTCCAAACCCTAAAAGCAAAGTAAGATGAAATTGGTTGAAAAGCATATTGTTAAAGATAACCGATTTGAAGATATTTGTCTCAAATCAGGATTGCTCTATAATTATGTTTTGTATAATGTACGTCAAGGAATCTTCAACGAAGAGTATCTGAAAGAATATGAATTTTCAACCAAACTTTGTAAAGAAAATCAATTTGATTTTAGAAATCTTCCATCAGCAATTTCCCAGCAAGTAGTTGCGCAGGTATTTTCAAATATAAAAGGATGGATAAAATCGAAAAAGGAATTTGAAAAGAATCCATCTAAGTTCCGCTCGAAACCGAAATTACCTAAATACAAGAAAGGAAAGAAACAGAATATGGTAGTCTTTACAACTTCTGCTTGTAGGGTTAAGAAAGATGGTTGTATTCATTTTATTAAAAATATTATTTCACCAATTAAAACCAAAATAGGAGAAAATAAACTATGTCAAGTTAGAATTATACCACAGGCTACTTGTTATGTAGTTGAAGTGATTTACGAAAAGAAAGAACAGGATTTGAATTTAAACAAAGATAATGTTCTTTCGATTGATTTGGGATTGAATAATTTATGTTCATGTGTTAACAATGTAGATAAACAGCCTTTCATTGTAAACGGACGAATTATGAAATCTTTTAATCAGTGGTACAATAAGAGAAAAGCTAAATTAATGTCTTTTGCAGGAGATAAAGGAACTTCAAAAAGACTTAGACAACTTAACAATTATAGGAATTTTTGGATAGAGGATCATATTCATAAGGTTAGTAGATTTGTTATAAACTATTGTGTTGACAATAATATCGGTAGTCTTGTAGTAGGACTGAACAAAGGATGGAAGCAAGAAATTAATCTTGGAAAGAAAACAAATCAGAAGTTTGTAGAAATTCCTTTTTCAAGACTTATAGATAAAATCTCCTATAAATGTAAATTAGTTGGAATTAGTTTTTATCTTAGCGAAGAATCCTATACATCAAAAGTTGATCATTTGGCTTTTGAAGGATTAGAAAAACATGATGTTTACTTAGGTAAAAGAAAGAAACGTGGATTGTTTCAAAGCTCTGTAAATAAATTGATTAATGCAGATATCAATGGAGCTATTGGAATAGGTAGAAAAGTATTCGGTGATTCTTATGTAAATAGGATAATCGATAGTGGGTTAGCGTTTAACCCTATTAGAGTAAACATTTTATAATGTGAATTTGATAAATAAAATTTTAAAATTTTAGTGACGTGAAATACGCAATTGTAGATTTATTATGGGCAAAATCACATGGTATTGAAATACTGCCCGAAATGAGAACAAGTATAGATCAGAGTAAAGTTATTTTACATGAAGAAATGTTAGTACCTTTTGAAGATGAATCATTTCCAAGATATTCATTTAGTGATCCAACTTTTATTGAATTGTTAAATAGTGAAGAATGGACTAGTACAGAAGAAGAACCTGTAATTAATAGAGACTTTAGTCGTATCTTAGCTTTGAATATTCTTGATGAAGAGATTACTAAAGAAATCAATACATATGATCTTACTCCAGGTGAAGCATTACAGGTAAAAGATTATTATCCAGAATGGGTTGTAGGTATCGTTGTTAAAGTAGGAGAAAGATATTTATCTGATGATATTCTTTGGGAATGTATCCAGGGACACACCACACAAGACAATTGGAAACCTTCTATGGCTACTGCAAGTTTGTGGAAAACAGTAGATGAAGATCATAAAGGAACTATCGATGATCCTATTGTTTACATTCCACCTATGGAGATATTTAAAGATAAATACTATATCCAAAATGGTATAAAATATAAATGTACAAGAAATAGTGAACAACCTCTTACACATGATTTATCAGCCCTTGTTGGATTATATGTTGAGAAAGTTTAATTATTAATAAGCTAAGGATGTCACAGGAAATCTACAATAAGACCGTGTTCAAACGGTTCTTCGAAGAAAACGATCCTGCCGTAATGGAATGGGCGGAGAATGTGCTTGAAAAAGTATCTTCTCCCGGCATTCTTCCTACTTTTATAAAGAAGGACGGAGAGGATTTTAAGGCGTATTGGGAAACAGTCTGTCATATCTTTGCGCTTGTTGTTTTATATGCTAAGCAATACAATGAGATTGACACAAACAAGATTCTGTTTGAGCTTTTTATTGAAAACAGAGGACTTGTGACAGACGAAGTGAACACACTTGAACAGATGAAATATCTGTTCAATAATTATGTGAAGGAATATAGAAAAAGAGGAACACTTGATATTGTAAACAAGGAAGGCTCAATACTTGGGGAACTCCTCCGTCTTATTAGATACAAGACGGAGGATGAGTTTATATTTGCACTTTTGATGTCTCGTGATACTGGATGGACAATGGGACATAGTTCTCCTACATGGAACAGGACAGACACGGTTCTGAATGTTACAAAAGGGTATGAGACAACGGAAAGCGTAAAAGATTTGAATGCCTATCCACTTGTGAACCCTACAGGTGTTGTTATTGTGGATGATATAGACAACAATGGCACTCCTATACAGGCAATGACTTTCGTTGGAAATGTTTTGGTGGGTATTTCTTCTGAAATTGACAAAACGAAACTCCTTCCTGTTTCAGAAAATCTTTCTTATCAGATTTCTTTTAAGGTTAAAACATCTTCCACAAGCAATCAAAATTTGAAATTCGGTGTGGAAGTGTTTAACGAAGCTGTTCAATCTATGATATGTAAGGAATCTTACGGAAGCGTGGATAGCAATAATTTTGTTTCAGGCAGCGAAGGAATCCTGGAACTTCCTGTAGCTGGAGTGTACTATGAATGCCGGGCAATTCTGTCAAGAAAGAACAGGGCATACGCGAAGCAGTTAGAGCTTAATTTCCCGAAAGGGAGAGGGCTTCAAATGAAAGACGGAATGAAATTCTTGTCATTAAGTCTTACTCAAGACAGGTCAAATTCTTCCGCTTCCGTGTATATTTATGATATAAAGATAAAGCCACTTTTCCTTCCATTCTATCAAGGTAATTTAGGGGAAAAGGACGTGATAGCTGCTTATTATCTTAATAATTCCCTTACAAGTGAGGAAGGAGTAAAAGAATTTACAGAAGATTACCTTGTTACCTACAAAAACATAATGGGTAGCGAGGATATTCAGCCTTTGAAAGAAAAGAATGTTATTTTCAAAGTATTGTCGGGTAGGGGAGCTTACATAGAAGGAGCTTCTATTTCTATTTTAGATAAACGTCTTGTGACAGACAGAAACGGGGAAGTGTCCATTGTACTTTATCCTGGCGATTATTCTATTGATGTGGAAGCATCTCTATTTATAGAGATAAACGACAGGCTGTTTCAGGTATTGGAAGACGACGAAGAAACGCAGGTGGAATATATTCAAATGCAAGGAGATGTGTATGAAAGAAAAGTCACGTTCGTTGTAAGGGATGAAAGTGAAAGACCTGTACGAAATGCCCTTGTTACTTTTAATGGTGAATTTAAATATACGGATTCTTCCGGTAATGCCATATTTATGGCTTTTCCTGGTTTATATCCTTATACTGTAAGCAAGACGGATTATTATACCATAAGCAAGAACATCAATGTACAGGACGACCAATCTGAACCTGTAACACTTATATTGATACCAAGATATACGGTTACATTTACGGTGACAAATTCATCTACTGGCGCAGTGGAAGGTGCAAATGTGACACTTACTGCAAAAGATAGATTGACAACAGAGGATGCTGTTGCCTATTCGGAAAGCAAAAGAACGGGTACGGACGGGAAAGTAACATTTACGAATATATTAGGTGGTGATTATATCTATCTTGTTGAAAAGCAGAACTGGATTCCTGCAAATGGGGATGTTGTTGTGGACAGTAATAAGGATATACAAGTGAATTTCAATCCTATGCCTACTTTCAATATGGCGTTTACCGTAAATGACTATAATACTTTTACGGGAGAGAAAAAGCCTTTAAATGGAGCTACCGTAAGATTTGCAGGTTTGACAAAACAGACTTCTGACAATGGGCAGGCTGTTTTTGAAGGAGTGTTGGGTGGAAAATATTCTTATGATGTGTCTTATGACAACAATCATCAACGGGTATATGTGGAAAACTATGAGTTTTATAATAATTCGAGCCTTACGATAGATTTGAAACAGCTTACCTACAAGACTACTATCAAGGTGTACGGTGCGGGAGGAACAGTCGTTGAAGGCGCGAAAGTGAAAGTAAACGATAAGGATTTTGTGCAGGAAGATTCTTCCGGCGTTGTGTTGGAGCTTCCTAATGGGCAATACACTGTCGTAGCATCCTATGAGGAATATGAGGACAGAGAGCAGCAATTTACTGTAAATGGAAATGATCAAGTGGTGAGCATCTATATGGATCAAACTTTATATGATCTTACATTTGTTGTAACAGAGGATAACGGTATCATTTCCAACGGCACAAGAATAACACTTAACAGGGGAGGTGCAGGAGAACAAACAGGTCTGACAAGTAACGGACAGATCAAATTCTCTGTTCCGAGAATGCGTTATGATTGGGTGGCTTCGAAGCAATATTTCAGTGACCAGACAGGGGTTGTACAACCAAATGACCTTCCAAAGACGGTGAATGTTGCAATGCCAAGAAAAGAAACGAGAGTGCAGTTCTATGTTTATAATTCCGATACAGGGCTTCCAGTTTCAGGAGCTTCTGTAAAACCTGAAGGGCTTAGTACGCAAAATACAGGGTCGGACGGTACAACGACCTTTACGATGCAGATGGGGAAAACTTACAGATATGAAGTTTCCGTTTATGACTATCAGCCTACGGAAGGTTCTGTCACAGTTAATCAGGAATCAATGCCACAACAAAGGGTAGGTATTTCTAACAAGACTTACAGTGCTCATATTACAGTAAAATCCCGAAATGGGTATAATATTAATCGAGCTTACGTGACTTATGGAGGAAAGAGTGGGTACACCAACTCACAAGGACAGCTTACACTTACTGGAATACAATCAGGGTCGTATAATGCTACTTGTACAGCAGACAATTATCAATCCCAAACGAAAAATAATATTGCAATATCGGGAGCTGACACGTATATAGATTTCACTCTTGACTATGAGCTTACGACAACTTATATTTATCTTAGAAAGGAAAATGTATTGCAACCTTATGCTTCCGTGAATATAAGAACTACCGCGCCTGACGGATCGTCTTATTACAGTGGTACAGATCAGACAAATGGAAGTGGTAGGATAACGGTTTCTTCTCCTTCTGGAGGTTATGTGTATGCTTCCGCTACGGATTCGGAATGTGTAGGGACAGGGGATGAATCAACGAACGCAGGAGGGAGCAGTATTTACCTTTATCTTTGGAAAGCTCTTATCGTTTCTTATAGCGGATCGCCTCAAACGCCATCTGTATCAAATGGCGTTTATGAAATAGTGGGGAGAGAAGTAAGAGTACAAGGCGGAAGTAGAAATACAAGTAACCCTTCTACTGTGTATGCCAATTTCAGAAATCATACAAGAGCTACTGCAATCAAACAGTGGCCCGAATCATTTTCTATTCAGGGAAGTTCTGGCACTTATAATGTGGACGCTGCTGGCGGCAACCATTCTGCCTTTAGAGGATGTACAAGTCTTTCATCGATTGCAACAAACACAATTCCTTCTATTTCAGGGGGTGTTATCTGTTGGTTTAGAGATTGTACAAGTCTTAGGTCTATTCCTTCTGGTTTGTTTACCAAAATGACAGGTAATTCTTGTGCGGGTGCTTTCTGGAGCAGTGGGGTTACAAGTCTCCCGAGTGGTCAACTTGTTCCTACTTCATGTGTTTATCATTCTTCCTTGTTTAGAAGTTGTAAGAGTTTGACTTCATGCGTTGGCAATGGTACTTTTGGAAGGGGAGGCGGCACAGAAGATTTCCATGCTGTATTTTTTGAATGTACGGCTTTGAAAAATACAGGAGGTCAATCAGCTACAAGTTCTCCATTTAGCAATTCAACGAATGCACAGTATATGCAATATACATTTCAAGGTTGTACAGCCATAACCGAACTTCCAGTATTATGGTTCAGATATTGCACAAACATTGTTTCTTTTGTTGGTTGCTTTGTCGGTTGTACAAGTCTTGTCGACGGCTGGTCTACCGCTATGTTTTCTTTCTCTTCGAAGGCAACAAATATGCAGTCATTGTTTGAGGATTGTACTTATTTGTCTATTCCTTATGGACAAGGGCTTCCGTCAAGTGTAACAAACGCTTCAAGAATGTTTGCGAATTGTAGGAATTTATCTGATATATCTTCTTTTGATATGAAGAATGGAAAGTTGCAGAATGCAGAAAGTATGTTTGAGAACACGGGTGTGAAACAAATTCCTGCTAAGTTCTTTAATGATCTTACGACACTTACTAATCTTAGGAGATGCTTTGCAGGATGCACGTCACTCACTTCTTTTGGAAGAACAGGGAATTATGTAGGACAACCAGGAACATCTGCACGACCTGTGAATGTGGATATAGGAAATCAGTTTAATAATACCAATTTTGAGAATATCAGTGGTAATTTGAATTGCACTGAAATGTTTGCAAACTGTACAAATCTTTCTTTAGGAACAGAACAAACCTATGCGGTTTCATACACATCCCTATATGATAGGTCAGTGGCAGGCGTAGGAAAGGTTAATATGGACAGAATGTTTTATGGTTGTTCGAAACTTGGAACTGTTCCTGTTATTCAAATCCTTACAGGATCATCCAATTATGTAAAGATAACGGAGTCTGGGAACAATAACGTAACAAGTCATAGTCAGACTTTTACAGGTACGAATTGCGAGGGTGTCCCAAGTGGATGGAAATAGTAAGTCAAAAATAATTAAAATATTGAGTATGAGCAAGTTAAATGTTAGTAGAAATGTTTTTTTAGAGAAAGAAGAACTTTCAAATATGATTTCTTTCTTTGCTACAGCACCGCTTATGAAGGCGGTGCTACAGGCATCTTATTCTTTTGGGATGATTACGAATGACCCATCTAAGATCAATCCTAATACAGTTAACAAACCAGTAGAAGATGAAAATCTTGTAGAACCTTTTAAAGTGGAAACAGGAACAAACTCTGGCACTATTAAGGTACTTCCTGGGATGGCTCTTACCAGTGCCGGGAACTTTATAGATATCAATGTAGAAGATAATATTCTTGTACCGAACGACAGCAATTTCTATTGGGTGAAGATTGCTTACAAAACAAGAAATTACGAAAAGGGATATGTAAGCGTAAACTCACAAGGTATTGTGTCTGGTTCGGTTGATTTTTCAGGCAAGGTGAGAGGGCAGTCTTCGTCAACTCCTATTTCTATTAGGTTTGAAAAACAAGACGGTTCTGTTCCTTTGAATAATGGCGTTTATCAGATTGTAAATATAATTGACAGGCAAAACTTACTTCTTACATCCGCAACTACATTTGTAGCGGAATCGAATTTAAGAGCTATTGTGCTTGGGACACTTCCTTTGGGAGGTGTATTGACTTCCGAACAACGAAACGGTTTGTACACTTATGACGATTATGCCATTTCTTTAGTCCCAGAAGTAAGCATCAGCACTCCGCCGGAAAAAGAACCGGACGAGTATTATATCGCTCGTGTACAAAATTCTGGCGGCACGGTATCTGTTTACAATGAAGTGAAAAGCGAATATTGGTCGCTTGGGAATATATTCATGTCAACTTCTAAAAGTTAAGGGTAACTATATACCAGTTTACAGAAATATTTAAAGTTGTAGATTTTAAATAGGAAATTTCAAATATTCTATTTATATTTGCGCCATGTATTTGGTAGAACAACATATTATTTCTGTAAATGATAAGAGATACAAAGATTTAGATCGAATTTGTTTCTTGTCTAAGAACTTGTATAACGCTGCTTTATATACAATAAAGCAAGAGTTTCTTTGTACGGGGAAGTGGATAAGAGCAGGAGAACTTAATAAGAAAATGGTAGCAGAAAATAATATAGATTATAGAGCAATGAGTGGATCATCTTCTCAACAAGTTCTTATGGCTTTAGATAAGAATCTAAAATCTTATTTCTCTACTATCAAGTCTTGGAAACGGGATAATAAAAAGTTTACTGGTTGCCCAAAATTTCCGAGATACAAACATAAAACAAAAGGTAGAAATGTATTTTCTTATTCTTATGCGCAGTTTAAGCACAAAGGAAACTTCATTTTCTTTCCAAAGAAAGAAGGATTGTCACCTTTGAAAACGAATTGCAAAGAAGGTTCTGTAAAACAAGTTCGATTTATTCCTAAAGCAGATTGTTATTCTATAGAAGTTGTTTATGAATCTTCTGTGAAAGAGCAGCTTCCCGATAACAATAGGATCATGTCTATTGATTTGGGTATAAACAATTTAGCTTCTATTGTAACTAACACAAACAATAAACCTGTTTTGATTGATGGAAGGAAATTAAAATCCATCAATCAGTATTACAATAAGAAAAGATCGAAAATTCAACAACAATTAAAAAAAGTAAATGGAAAAGAAAATTCAAGACGGTTAATGTCTCTTACAAGAAAGAGAAACAACAAAGTAAAGGATTATCTTCACAAGGCAAGTAAAGAAATAATCAATACTTGTTTGGAAGATAATATAACAACATTGATAGTTGGACATAATGATGGATGGAAACAAGAATCCAATCTTGGCAAAAGAAACAATCAGAATTTTGTCTCAATTCCTTTCGATATGTTCATATCAATGTTAAGGTATAAATCAGAAAGACAAGGGCTAAGATTTGTTGAAGTAAACGAATCTCATACGTCAAAATGCAGTTCTTTTGATTTAGAATCTGTGGAACACCATGATACTTACGTTGGTAAAAGAATTAAGAGAGGGCTTTTTAGAACAAAAGATGGAATCTTACTTAATGCTGATGTCAACGGAAGTTATAACATCATGAGAAAAGTAAAAGGGGATGCAGTAATGCCACCCTATACAGGGTTTGGGTATAACCCAGTTAAGAAATTTATTAACTAATATTACAGGTGTAAACTTGTATATAATTACCAAGTTAAGGCTTATGTTACGGTTTTATTATACGGTCAGTTCGGGATATAACAGTCCGCAATCCAAAATTTCAGATTCGTTGGGTGGATATAAATCTTCCACTCTTGTGCCTAATGATGTATTTGGCAATTTATTTGATGAAATAAGCCTTAATTTGGCTTCAAATCCTCATAGCCAATACGTTGCTCTTGTTTTGAAAAATGAGGGCACAGAAACGCTTAAAAACGTCGAATTATGGTTTTCTTCTGTAACGGATAACCCCTACGGGACAATCACGGTAGGAGCTATAGGGATGGGAAAGGATGAAGAAGAAAATCCGGTTACTTCGCGCACATCTTCCATGAACGAAAAACCTTATTGGATTCAATTTTATGAAGCAAAAGAGGAAGAACCGGTATCGCTTGGCGATATGGAAGCTGGGGATGAAATTTGTTTGTGGTTCTGCCGGTCGCTTGATAAGAAAATTATAAAAAATGACTATGATATTGTGGCAGAGAGAGATATGAATACACAGAACCGCTATAAAAAGGTGGAAAAGCAGACAGAGGAAATTTTTAACATTAATTTGCTTTGGGAATAATTACAATTATTGTAGTTTTGCTGGCGTAAGGGGAGAGAAATTTCCCCTTCTTTTAACTTCAAAAATATTAAATTTTTGTATGCAATAATTGTAATTTCGATATGACAAGAAAAGAGGAATTTAAACTGATTTACAGTTATTTACAAGGAAAACTGACAAGCAATCCAGCTTACGAGTTCCGTCCAAAAAGAAAGGACAGGGAGAAACTGGACGAGTTTTTGTCCAACGACAAAGTAGGGAATCTTTGGGAATATCTTACGTTTCAGTTCAACCGGCAGATGTTTGTTCTTTCTTTATCTAACCTTCCGATAGTTCCTCTTATGAATGTCATAGGGAAAACAGCCATAGACAGATGGAGAAAAAGAACAAAAAGGGACATATACTTCACTTCTAAATTTGTGATGGAAAATGAACTTTTTAATCCTATAAAAAATGAAGAAGGAGGTGTTTCGGAAAGTTACCTGGACGAGCAAAGGAAACTCTATTTTGATTCTCCTGAAGGATATATCCTATGCGATAGCTTCGATGGTTATTTGCTTGATGAAGAAAAATGCAAAGGTTGCAGATATATACGGTTATGTAAAGAAAAAGAGAATGAAAAGAAAGAAAGAACTTGAAGTAAAGATTGTTCCTTGCTTTTATGACACAAAAAGAGCAGAGCTTTTGGTCGTAAGGTATGGACGGTTCGGAAACCTCAAATGCCTAAAGAGCTTTGGTTTTATCTATCTTTCGGATAAAAGGAGTGAAGAAATGATAGATTGGGTAATTGAATTAGTAGAGAGGTTTAACAAAATACAAAAAATGCGATATGAAAGAAGAAAGAACAATGTATGATGTACGCTATGCCCTTACAAATGGAACTATAGACAAGGTTATTGTGGAGGGGAGTGGCGAGCTTAAGGATAAGGATTTGGTAATCGTCAAAGGAGAATGCGTTTTTTCAAGAGTAGGCAGTGATGTTTTCTTTACCGAAGAAGAAGCAAGGAAAGGTGCTAATGAAAAGATTAGAAAACGGATATTGTCATTGGAAAAACAGATTGAAAGGTTGAAAGCTTTAAAATTTTGACAGTATGGGTAACTGGCAATATGGGACTACAAAAGAAAGAAAAATATGAAGCAAGACCTTGTGTCTGTTGCAAGCAGAGCCATTATATCTATAACAGGATGAAGTGGCTCTGCAAAGAATGCGATAGGGAAACAGGAAAAGAAAGAAGGGGCGATCTTAAAACCCTATTCATGGAAATATGGGAAGAAAGAGAACATGTCTGTGTAAAATGCGGAAAGTCTTTAGGGGATGAACCGAAAGCCATTTTCTTTTCACATATACATTCACGCGGAGCAAGACCGGATTTGAAAATGGACAAAAGCAACATTGAACTTCTTTGTTCTGCTTGCCATAGACTGCACGAATTTGGAGAAAGGGAAATTTTATGAGGAAAATAATCGCCGTATCAATATTATCTTTGTTTCCGTTACTTGTTTCTGATATTAGAGTTTCTGCTATCAGTGACAAGAAAGAAGCGATGGACAGGGTGGTTTGGGAAAGATTGGTTCATGCTATTTGCATGGTTGAATCAGGTTGTGACGACAACGCAAAGAATAAGACAAGTTCTGCCTGTGGCAGGTTTCAGATGTTGAGGGTCTATGTGGATGAGGTGAACCGTATCAAAGGAAAGAAAGTTTATTCCTATAACGACAGGTTCGATCCTTTGAAAGCAAGAGAGATGTTTGATATTTATCAACAACATTATAATCCAAACAAGGATATTGATAAGGCGATTGTTCTCCATAGAGGAAAGGTTTCGGAGAAATATATTAAGAAAGTTAAAAGCGAAATGTACAACTTATAAATTTTGATACTATGAAAGTATGTTGGACAGAAGAAGGAAACTACTTCGAAGGGAAAGTGATTGATTCCTACCCTGTGGAAGATGGAACGATGTTAGTGGTAGAAGCAGAAAATGGCAGAAACCGATGTGTTCTTAGAGAATGGAATACATTAATTGAGATAGGAGAAGATGAAAATGCGATTAAATGAAAACATGGAATTGCTCTTGACTTCTATTTCCGAATTGCTTGGGGATATGAAGATGAATGTTTTCAAAGAGAAGCTGGAGAATGTGATTGCTTTTCCAAGCGATACAAGTGTAGCGGATTTCATAGAAGAATATACGAAATGGAGCGAAAAGAACTATTTCAAAAAAGAGAGACTATTTGTCTTTTCAAATGGGAAATTGGCACTTACAAGGATATACATAGTCTCTGCTGAAATGAAATATACGGATGAGGGGATACCGGAAATAATCATAAATGAAATGCCGGATGCTGTCAATTTAAAAGACAACCCCTATAAAAATATCCATATACGATATGAAAACGAGAATGATTGTTCTCGTGATTTCGATAGACTGAAATTAGTTTTAAACTGATAGAGTGTGGAAATATTAACTAAAAATTTGAATCTTACAGGAATGACAGAGTATTTCAATCAACATTTCTCGAAAAGAAATGGTAAGAAATTCACTCTGTGGGATATTAGAGCTTATAGCACGACAGGGAATGTTCCTGCTTATATAGGTGGAGGAAATCTGTATATCGATCCATGTGTACCGGAAGGAGGAAATGTAAGACTTTGGCAGCTTGTAAGAGATACAAATAGACAAAAATTTAGAAGATGAAAACAAAAGTGTATGTTAGCTTGCCTATAACAGGGCATGATTTGGAAGAAACAAAGAAATATGCAAATCAAGTCAAGAAATGGCTCGAAGAAAAGGGATATGAAGTAATAACCCCTTTTGATGCTTGCAGTGAACCGGATAAACCGTATTCCTATTACATGGGAGAAGATATAAAGGCTCTTTTAGAGTGTGATGCCGTTTATTTTGTTTTTGATTGGGCAACATCAAAAGGCTGTATGGCAGAATTTGAAATAGCAAGAGTTTACGGGAAACAAATAATGATGTAGTCATGAAAAGTGCAAGTAAGTATATAATTTGTTATGATTGTGAAACGGGTAGTATTCCTTCCGCAGAAAAGCCTGCTTTTGATACTATAGCATTGATAGAATTGGCATTTGTGGTAATAGATATGGAGAAACTGGAAGTTTGCGACGAACTGTCTATGATATTTCCGCGTGACTACAAAGAAGGTCTTATCTATTCTTCGGAAGCAGAAGCGATACATGGGATAACGGAAACAATTCAAAAGGAAAAGGCAATACCATTAAAGGATATATTCAAGAAATGTCAGGCACTTTTTAAGAAGTACAAGAACCCCAGACAAATGTGTACATTATGTGGGCATAACATAGTAGGGTTTGATAATGCCTTTTTGGAGAACTTCTTCAAGTTCATGGGGGATGATTTAAGGAAGTATGTAAAGTTTTCCATTGACACTATGCAAATGGCACACATGTCTTACCCGGAACTGGAGAATTACCAACTTCATACTGTTTGCGAAAAAGAAGGCATTGATTTGGTGAACGCTCACCGTGCAGGTGATGATACTTATGCCAACGCACTACTTATGATCAATTTTGTAAAAAAGTTAAGGGGAGAAGGTGTATCTGACGGTGGAACTTCATCTGCGCGAAATCCTTTCCGAGAAAAATTTGCTTTGTAGAAATGGCAGTCATATATAATTCAAAAGGAGGAATACTTACCGAGCTACAGTCAAAAAGGTTGTTTACGACAGTGGACGACATTATAGACCGACTTCCTTCCACTACTGTGCGATCCTTGTTTTCGGGCGGCAGCAGAAAGGATTTGGACAAAATGCTGGACACCATAATCAACCAGACCGAGTATGCCATGAATTTTGGACGTTCGCTTGACACGGAAAAGCTGGGGTATGTGGACAATCTGTTTGCTTCAATGGATGAAAATCTAAGGATTCTGTCTTTTAATTATTTCAAGGCGACAGTCCTTTCTAATTTCAATATGGGATGGCGAAACTTGGAATGGGGGAATCTTACACAGTTATTTCCCTGGAGTAGTTATTTGTGTTCGCGAAGTAGTGGAAAGTGCGAAGCTCCTGATACTTTGATAGTTATGGCAGATGGTTCGCTAAAAAAAGTCCAGGACATAAGAGTAGGTGACAAGGTAATGGGACAAGACTTGAAATGTCGCAATGTCTTGGAACTGCATCACGGAGAAACCTATATGTACGAAGTAAGGCAGAAAGGTGGAGATAGCTATATAGTAAGCGAAGGCCACATTCTTTGTCTTGCTGACGGCACTTATATTCCTGTTGAAATCGCCGAAATGAACCAAAGGAGAGGTGCTAAATATGAAGGCTACAGAGTTTCAAGAGATGGGAAATTCAAGAAAACGGAAATCTTTGTATCCTTACTGGATGAAGGTGAGTATTACGGTTTTGCTTGTGACGGAGATCATAAGTTTTTACTCGCTGACGGCACAGTAACGCACAACAGCTTCGAGTGGTGTTACGCATTCCCTTTATGGAGGTTATACTCCTATACACGTCCTATGTTGTACGGAGGGGACACGATAGACAATAAGAACCGAAAAGAAACCGCTATGATCACAAATACAATGACACTTGCAAAAGTGCATGTGAACAAAATCATAGAGGAAATATCCACCAATGATATATTAAAAGAAAAACTTGATCCGAACGGTAAGGCTAAACTTGGAGAGACGGCAATAGAAGGCGAAAATGGTGCAATTCTTCATGTTCGTGGTAAGGATGGGTTTATTCGTGGTTTGCACGTTGGAGCAGCAATCATAGATGATATGCCGGATGAAAGTTCTCTTTACAGTGATGAGCAAAGAGAAAAGCTAAAGGAAACATTTAGAGGGACTATCACTCCTATTGTTGAGCCTTACGGATATCTGATTGTGTCCGGTACGCCTTATTCTACTGCTCCTAACGAATTGTACAATGTCATTAAGGGAGATAAGCGTTTTTATCTGTTCGAATATCCTATCATATTCCCAGACGGACGACCTCTTGCTCCTGACAGGTATATGTTTGAAGATATAAAAAGGAAAAGGACAGAGCTTGGTTCTATTGTGTTTGCACGAGAATACCTTGTGATTCCTATTTCGGATAACTCAACTATTTTCCCTTATGAATATCTTAGAAGGGCAACTACCGGCATGGATAAGGTTTCCTTTGCGGACAGTATAGAGTTCTATCCGTTTGAACTTCAAAGGGTAGTAGTGGGGTGTGACTTTGCCGTCTCTGGTAATATTGGTGCTGACTACACCGTATATTCTGTTTGGGGAGTTGACTTTTCAGGCAATTATTATCTTATAAACTATTTCCGTGCAAAAGGCATGTCTCATAATGAGCAGGTGGACAAGATTGTTCTTTTCAATCGTCTGTATAAGCCTGACAAGATTGTGTGCGAAGCCAACGGATTTCAGGGGATATTATCGGCACTTGCAAGAGAAAGAGGACTTACTAATATCGAACAATTTACCACTACGGAAGGAAATAAGAAGGACTTGTACACCGGACTTCCTTCTTTGTCTGCCATGTTTGAAAGAGGTCAGATAAAAGTTCCTTATAAGGAAGGCGAGACAAGAGAAAAGGTAGAAATGATGTTCAGTGAATTTGCTTCTATCACCTTCAGAAGTGATAAAGGAAAACTGGAAGCAAGTTCGGGACACGATGATATATGCCTTTCGTCGTTTTTTTGTATAAATACCTTACGAGAAGAAGGTGAAAGTAGTGGCTTTAGTATCAATTTAGTTTAAAATTTTGGTATCGTGAATAAACTGAATCCTGGCTTTATGTCCGAAATATTTAAATTGATGTTTTCGGATGAAGTCATAATGTGTATAGCTTCGGAGCATCTAAAATATGAATTGATCCCTAAAGAATGGTCTGGGTATAAATTCATACTAAGAGAAGCTGTCGAACAATATAGAGAAAAGGGGAAACTCCCTGCACTTGGTGCTATCTGTCAAAAATTTTCCGATAATGACTTTGTGTTGGATGCCGCAAAGGAAATAAAGAAAGCCAATTTGATAGACAGAGAAATAGCAATAGACCAACTCCAATCGTTTGTGAAAGAGACGGAATTTGAACTTCTTTCCAAAAGGGTACATGACCTTTACGAAGAAGGAAAGAAGGAAGAAGCTATCCGTATAAACGCGGAAGAATCGCAAAGAATCGTGGAGATGTCCTTTCGCTCCAAATCAGGGGGTTTCCAGTCTGTTTTCGGGGGTTTCCAGCAGCGTATGCTTGAAAGACGCATGGATGCTGCTACAATAATGGAAAAGCCGGTAAAAATTCCTTTCGGAATTGACAGGTTGGACGATGTATCTTTCGGTGGCATGGAAATAGGTGATACAACGCTTTGGATTGCTCGCAGCGGCACGGGAAAAACGACCGTATTAAAATGGCACGGCTATTCCGCTGCCCTTAGAGGCGTTTCGGTTCTTCATATTCAGTTGGAAGGCGGTGTTAAAGCCTGTATGCAGATATATGATCAGCTTTGGTCAAACCAGTCCTATTCCAATATCAAATCAGGTAACATTGATCCCAACGATAAGAAAAAGATCGAAAAGGCGATTGAAGAAATTAGGGAAGCCGGTTCGGATATAGAGGTGTATGGTTTCAAGAAGTTCGGACAGGCTTCTATGAGCGATGTAAGGCAGTTATGTTATGATTATTTCAATACACATGGGCGTTTTCCTGGGTTGGTAGTTTTGGATTCTTTGGACTTGGTAAAGACCGGCATTTCCAAAAAGATAGACAGCGACCCGGATCACAAGAAAGAAAAGCTACAGACTTGCGCACAGCTTCTAAAGAACCTTGCCGACGAGATTGAAGCTCCTATTATCACAGCAACACAAACAAGTGATGTGCCTTTTGAAGTATGGAACAATCCTGACAAAGTAATAGACCGTTCCTATACGGAAGGAGACAAGACACTTGTAAAACCTTTTTCCTTTGTGTTTACGCTAAATATGACAATAGAGGAAAAGTCCAACGGCACGGCACGTATCTATGTGGACAAATTGCGTGACTACAAAGAAAGTCAAGAAGTGATAACGATTGCTACCAATTACGACAAGCGCAGGTTCTATCACAGAGGACGGACAATGGAGATGTACAATCAAATATCTGAAAGGAAGGAAGCGAAAAAGACGGCAAGGAAGAAAAAGTCTGACGAACAAAAGATGGAAAGCGTTTAAAAAGGATAATCTAAATTTTAGTGATGTGATACGGATTGACGAAGAAGAAGTAAAGGCTGTGTTCGGACTTAGAATATTCGGTTCGCAAGGGTGGCTTTCAAATAAAGGGATGCCTTGCCCCTATTGTGGGAAGGAAAAGAAATGGGGTGTCAAGATAGATGTGCACGGGGGAGTTTTCCATTGCTGGAAATGTGGAACAAAAGCATCTTTCAAGGATTTTTTGGAAAAGGTAGGAAGAAAAGATCTTATACGGATGGAATATCAAAATTCCATAAACACAAAACTTACTCCTTTGAAAGATGAGAAAGAGGAAAACGAGGAAGAAGAGCTTCCTGTTCCGAAACTTCCTTTCCGTCTTAAAAGAATATTATCAGACAGTTATCTTGATGGAAGGGGTTTTAAGAAATACCATTACGATCTTTTTGAACCTTCCGAAACAAATTCCGTTCTTGAAAAGAATTTGCGAAACTATATCATTTTCAAAATGAAGATGGATGGTAAACTGGTAGGATGGCTTGGAAGGAGTAGGTATTCTAAAGAATGGCATAAAAAGGATTTGGAAAGGGCAAAGGAAACAGGGACTAAACCTCATTTAAGATACGAAAACAGCATAGGAACAAACTTCACGAGGATACTGGGAGGCTTTGACGAGCTTTCTTCTTCGGTCAAAGATGTTATCATAGTGGAAGGGTTGTTTGACAAGGTAGGGATAGACAACCTTTTGCAGCTTTGGGATTGCAACAGTTTGAAATGTGTTTTTACGTTTGGAAATAGCATCAGCAAGGAACAAATCTCCTACTTGGAAAGGAAAGGTATCAAGAATGTGATCCTTATGTATGATGATGCAACTGTGGAAGAATCGAAAAGCGCAGGACTTATGTTGGGAAAGAAATTCAACACAAAGATAGCCTATCTTTATAAGCCAGGGGTTGATCCAGGAGATATGGATATGGATTATTTGGACGATGTGCTAAGCAATCTCTATGATCCTATTAATTTTTATGTGTCCAAAATCAAAAAGTTGTGGTAGTAAGAATTAACTTTGTCAAAAATCATATATCATCATGGAAAAAAGCAGAGAATTGTCGGTAGACGAATATTTGAAGGTACTTCAACTGGAATACCTTACAAACAAAGTAAGAAGCCTTATTTTTGATCGTCCGGAATTTGTCAAGATGGCTTCTGATATAGCAGAGTTCAAAAAGGAAAGGATAGAGCTTCTTTCCAAACGTCATTTCAAATCTTCTATTTTTATGTCAACGGAAGAGTTTATGAATTTCTATGAGAGCGAGTTCTTGAATCCTTTCGGACTTCCCAATTTCCAGTATAGTAATGATAGTAAAAAGCGTGCTTCACAGTGGTATTGGGATGTTGTTCATTTGCTTAAAAAAGGTCAGGTAGTGATCTATGAAGGAGAGGAATGTCCTATATTAGGGAATAATATGAAGGATCAGACGGTTTGCATTCAAGTAAACAAGAAAAGAAAAAATGTAAGTTATTCAGAAATCAAAATACAGAAACTTGTAATGTGTTTTGATGGTAAATTATTATAGACATGAAAAAGTATATTGGAGTAAAACAGATTAGTGCCAAACCCATGACAATGGGAGAGGCGTATGAAAATGGATTGTTGCAGAAAAACAGAACCATCACTGAAAATGAAAAGACGTTAGATGGTTATTATGTGGAGTATGATAATGGTTATGCCAGTTGGAGCCCAAAAGATGTATTTGAAAAGGCTTATAAATTAGCAGAATCTCCCCTTGATCGTTTGCATATTGAGTATGATGAATTAAAAGAAAGACATATCAAATTAAAGAATTTCCTTAGCAAAGAAAATGTGATTAGTATTGTTGGGGAAGATTTATTGGGACTAATGAAAGATCAAGAAGAAGTGATGCGCGACTATCTTGATATATTGGAATTGCGCATTGAATTACTAAATAACAATTAAATTATTTCGAACCATGAATTTTAAAGAGTATGAAGCTCACGCAGCTTCAACAGCTTGCTACCAAAAAGAGGTGGCTATTCCGTATGTAATAATGGGTCTTACCAATGAACTGGCAGAAGTTTATGAAAAAGTAGATTGCGCAGCCGAAGCAAAGGAAATTATAAAGGAAATAGGAGATGTCCTTTGGTATGTTGCCATGATAAGACAGGAACTTGATTTGCCGGAATTGGAATTTCCCGAAATCATTTTAAAACTGAATGACGAGGATGTTTATCGTTTAAGTCCTTCTTATTTACTACAACAAGTAGGCATTATCAACGGACATGTAAAGAAATTCTTCCGGGATGATGATTACAAAGCTGGATTCCCGGAAAAAAGAAAAGAGGCGTGTCATAAGGCTTTGGAACAAATTTTACAAGGATTGCAGAACCTTGCCGTTTACATTGAAGGAGATAAAGGCGACTATTCTTTAATGTCTATTGCAAAGGGGAATGTGGAAAAGTTGGCCAAAAGAAAAGCCGAGAATAAAATACATGGGGACGGTGACAACCGGTAACGATTATGGTACGTGCTGTTACTTTTTTAGGAGCTTCTTGCGTTGGAAAGACATCTGTTTTTGATCTTATCGAAAAGGATAGGTCGTTTGCCAGATTCGCCAAAATAGGCAGCATATCAAGACAACTTGTAAAGGAAGGGGGAATAGACCCTTCCTTTAATTCTGTCCCCAGTCAAAGAGCGATATTCGACAAGTATCTTGAAGTGCTACATGGAGAAAACTATATTTCCGATAGAAGCGTTATTGATGTTCATACATTCACAAGGACACTCCCCTATTCGATTTCGTTAGATAATGAATTAAGGCGGCAGTCAGACTTGATAAGTCTTAATGAATATTATCTTCCCGTTATCTTTTATTTTCCTATCTATTGGAATGTTGAAAGTGATGGAGAAAGATTGAGTGACGAAAACAGGAGAAGAAAATGGGACAGTGAGATAAGGAGATTCTTAATAGACAAGAGATTACCTTACGAAGTAATACCAAACGACACTCCTTTTAATAGGGTAAAGTTCATAAAGGGTGTACTTTCTACAAGAATGAATTTACGTTAAATTCATTGTTAAAATCGGCAAAACTTCAATTATTGAATACAATAGTTGTATATTTGCCGATAGAAAACGAAAAGAAGAAATATGGAAAATCTGTTTAACAAGTTGGAAGAATATCTTTCTTCCAATACAATACAATACACTTCTGACAGGGAAAACTATACTGTGTCGTTTGATGGGAAGACATACGAGCTTTTTCCTCCAAATGATGATGGGTATTTCTTTGATGAAGATTTTCGGTGGGACAATGAAGCCACCGAATACGATGGATATATCTTTCGTTTTGGTGGCGTATGGTACACTATAGAGAAAGGACAGGAACGTGACCCTAAGCTGAACCGTGTAAAATGGAGAGGACAAAGCGAAGTGGCAGGACTTTCTTCCAATTTTTTGGGTGTGCATGGTTCATTTGAGCTTTTGAACGGAACAAGTCTATACTCCGATTGGGTAAAGAAAGCCAAATTCTTAGGAATCGAACGTCTTGGTATAGTGGAAAAAGGGACACTTGCAGGAGCATTGAAATTTCAGAATGCTTGCAAATCTGTAGGGATTATCCCTGTGTTTGGGCTGGAAGTTCCTGTAAAAGATGAAAAAAAAGACATTTCGTTTACTTACAAAATTTATGCTCAAAATGAGAAAGGGTGGCAGCATCTTCTTGCGTTAAACAAGATCATTAATTGTGATTCTTCCGGTAAATTCATAACCCCTAAAGACATGTCGGAGCATGTAACTGATGTGTTTATTGTTTTTGATCCAAAAACAATTGATTATACTGATGTCCCTATTCTTTTAAGAAACAAGTATAACGTGTTTTGGCAAGCCGATACAGTGGAATATGCAAAGTTCAACAGAGATACAGAATATCTTACAAACTTTGAAGCCTTTTATAAGTCGAAAATGAAGCCAGTTGCCCTTTGCGATGCCTTCTATATTGAACCAGAGTATTACATTTTAAGGGAAACTGTAAATAAAATAGGAAAGAAGGTTAATCATAAATCCTACAACCAGTATTTTAAGGATGAAGTGACTTACATGGAAGAACTTCTTTCTTTATTTGGGGATCAGTCTATAGGGGAAGCCTTTTATTTAAAGGCACGGGAAAATATGGATATGATTGCGGAAAGTTGCAACTTTGAAATTCCTACTGATAGTAGACATCTTCCTCGTTACGAAATGACAAAAGAGGAAAAAGAAAAGTATGAATCCAACGAAGATATGTTTGATTCCCTTATCTATGAAGGCATAGAGAATAAGCCGGAACTTTTAGAAGACTATTCAGAAGATGTATTGGTAGAAAGGATTGAAAGGGAATCATCCATTATTAAATTTGGTGGTGTTATTGATTATTTTTTGGTTCTAAGAGATATTGTAAATTGGTGTAAGGAAAACAACATTTTGTTAGGTGCCGGTCGTGGAAGTGCATCAGGTTCACTAATTTCTTATCTTTTTGGTATCATAAATACGCATCCTTTGAAGTTTAACTTACTTTTTGAAAGATTTTTGACAAAAGGACGTTTGGGACACTTTGAAAAGCAGGAAGTTTACGAAGTGACACTGGAAGATGGAACTAAAAAGATTCTTCCTATCAATGTTACTACCAAAAATTTAAAAGTAGGTGACGATATATTGGTTTAATAGATAGAACAGAAAATATGAAAATTAAAGAGCTTAAAAAAATAACAGTGGAGCGATTTGTGTCTGGATCGCTCCCTGATTAATTGCCCCCTTGTTTTCGGACAAGGGGGAGAGTTAGACATTGATACAGATGTGCCGGGAGAGTATCGTCCGGCAGTTAAAAAATACATGGAAGAACGTTTTGGAGAAACACAGGTTTGTTCTGTAGGTACATACACTACCTTGCAGATAAAACAAGCTATAAATGACGTAGGAAAGATTTATGGAGCTTCCATTCCTACGCTTAGAAGAATTTCCAAAATGATAGAAGATGTGAAGACGGAGGAAGATTTTCTAAGACTTGCCTGTAGAAAGGAAGAAATAGCACAATTCGTGAACAAATATCCCGAAATGATGAATGTCGTTTTCCTTCTTCTTGGGCAACAAAAGGCAGCTTCCATTCATGCTTGTGCCATGATGATTTTCCCAAAGGAAAAGACAATGTATGAGTGGTGTCCTGTAAGAAAAGTGGACGACCTTGTCATTAGCGAATGGGAAGGCGGAGAAATGGATGAGGCAGGGTTTCTGAAAGAAGATATTTTAGGGATCGAACAGCTTGACAAGTTCAATGACATTTTGAATTTGATAGAAAAGAATACTGGAAAGAGAATCAATCTCTATACAGATATAGAATATAATGATCCAGAAGTGTACCGCTATTTTGCAAACGGCTGGCTTAGCGACATATTCCAATTCTCTGCAAAGGGACTTTCTTCTTACACGCAGAAAATGAAGCCTAAAAATATGGATGATGTGATTGCTGCACTCTCCTTGTTTCGTCCTGGGCCAATGGAAAACGGCTTTCACATGGATTATATTGCATTGAAAAATGGCGAGAAAGAGCCTGAATATCCTATTGGTACAGAAGAAATATTGGAAAATACTTATTCTGTCTGGATATACCAGGAACAGATCATCAAAGCAGTTCAAACCCTTGCTGGATTTACGGAAGAAGAAGCAGACATTGCACGTGCTGCAATTGGTAAGAAAAAAATGGACAAAATTAAGAAATTGCGTCCTAAATTTGTAGATGGATATGTAAAGAGATTTGGTGAAAAAGGGGTAACAAAAGAGAGTGCGGAAGCTCTTTGGGAGCAGATGGAAAAGTTTGGAGCTTATTCTTTTAACCGTTCACATTCAGCAAGTTACGCTATCAACGCTTACAATTCTTTGTGGCTGAAAGTACACTATCCGTTGGAGTTTTGGTCGGTCGCCTTGTCTCGTGCAAGTAAAGATGATTTCCCTCGTTACATCAATGAGATGAATCAAACGGAAGGGATTGAAATCAAACCTGTCAATATCAACAAATCTGATGTTGGTATCGTAGGCGACAAAAAGAGCAACAGTGTTTACTGGGCACTTAATGCCACCCAACAGGTAGGAGAAAGAGCACAGGAGCAGATCATCAAAGAGAGAAATGCAAATGGAGAATATTTTTCTTTGGAAGAGTTTGTAGACCGTCATTCTTTTAAAGGTTCTTCTGTTAATAAGTCCACTGTTGAAAATCTTATTTATTCAGGTGCTTTTGACGAGATGGAAGAAACGAGAGAGTTTTCCAATATCTTCTCTGCAAGGGAATATATGCTTGGGAAATACCGAGAGAAGAATCGTATTAAGATAGATAGGGAAAAGGACGAATACAGCGTTGCTTTCAGCAAAAACAAGATAGGTAAGGATTGGTGGTGGCTTTTGCAACAGAAAAACAAGTCTGGTTTTGCTTTCTTTGATTACAAGAAATTGACAGAGGAATATCTTCGTCCGAAAGCAAAGACTGCGGAATATTACGATGTGGACGATTTGCAGAACTATGACGGTTCTACCTATAAAATGGCAATGGTGGGAGGGTATGTGTTGGAAGTGGAAGAAAAGGAATCGAAGACAGGAGCGTTTGCCAGCCTTCTACTTGAAAACAACTACAAATTCCTTCGTGTGGTGATATTCCCTGCCGACTACATGGACAAAGAAGAATATATCCAAAGTTGCAAGAAGAACATCTTACTGCTTACAGGAAAGGTTTCTTTTGATAGGTTTAAAGAGGAATATGTGATACAAGCAAATGGAAACAGTCAATTTATAAAATTGGGAGTGTGATAATATGAAACTTACGAGATGCTTTGGTGACAAGGCTATAGTCTTGATCTCAAACGACCTTAAAAATGAACTGGATATGGATGCTGTAACTTCTATAGACCATTCCAATCTGTACGGGGAGATAGCTACAAGTTCAGTCTTATTAAACAAAGTAGGCCTTCTTCGTGCGCAGGCTGAATCTGAATACGAGGCGGCAAAGTTGGAATTTTCTGTACATAAAGCACAGCTTTCTACAGAGATAAGGCGGGAATCTATTGTGAATGCCGGAAAGGCCAAAGTGGAAGATATAGGACTTGTGAAACTTACAGAAAGTTCTTTAGAAGATATTCTTACTATCAATCCAGAGCTTAATGCAATGCAAAAGACACTTGTCAAGAAGAAAAAGCATTTGGCGGAAATAGATAGTCTCTATTGGGCGTTACAGTCGAAAGACCGAAAATTAAACAACTTAGTTCCAAAGGTTACACCGGAAGAATTTCTGGATAATTTAGTGGAAGGAGAAATAAATACATTCATAATTAAAAAAGAAAAGTAACATTTTAATTATCAACATTTTAAAACATTAGAGTTATGAAATTTGACAGATCGAAGTTCAAAAAACAGTCAGTAGAAGATTTGGATTCAGAAGTAAAGCAAGCAGAAAAGACAATGCGAAAGGGTGGTAAATCTTATACCGGGTTTGCTACCGTCCAAAAAGGAAAGAATACATTCCGTGTAGCTCCTTCAATGGGTAAAGCCTATGTCGCTTGCAAAGTGTCAAAGCTCCGCGTGGAAGTTCCTACTTATGACGAGAACGGTAATGTAACAGGAAAAGAAGTGAAAGATAAAAATATCTTCTGTGCGGACGTACATGGACGCAACCTTCTTAAAGGAAAAGACCCTATCGTCCTTTATTGCGACTATGTGAGAAAGAAAGCATCCGAAGAATATCAAGATGATACGGAAAGACGCAAGTACCTCAATCCTATCATGGGCTACAAGAAAGGTAACAAGTTTGTATGGGGTATCAATCCTACGCTGGCTTATGTTTGCTATGTGTATCAAGGGAACAAGGATTTTGCCCGTTTGCAGCTTTATGGAACATGGATGAACCGTATAAAGGAAATTTCTGTAGAACAATCTGATGATGATACGGTTTCATTTGATATCTTCTCACAGATGGAAGGTGCTTATCCTCTTGTAATCACGATGGGAGAAGATGATAAAGGCAAAAAGACCTATTCACTTTCTGCCGGCGTGCCGAAGAAAGGTCAATCATGGGATGAGTTTTTTGAAGAAACTGCTATCCCGGACGAAGACATGGAGTATTTCTTGAATGAAGTTCCTTCGCTTGAAGAAATTTACAAAGATTCTTACAGAGCAAAGGATTTTGAAATGGCTTTGGATGGATTGAAACGCTTCGATGAAGAAAACAATTATGATATCTTTTCCGACGATGAGTTCTTGAATGAAATTGAAGAAATGGCAGCAATGCTTCCAGAAGATGAGAGCAAGGAAACTGCATCTGATGAAAACGAAGATAACGAAGAAGCTGGTAAAAAGAAAACTGTAGCAAAGAAACCGGCAAAGAAAGAAGAGCCAGGAGATGAAGAAGAAAAGTCCGCGCCTAAGAAACAGGTTGTAAAAGCTCCAGCTTCGGAAAAGGCTGCAAAAGTCGCTTCCTATCCTCCGCTTTCCAAAATGAAAGCCTTTTTGTCGCAATATATTGATGAAGAATATCCCGGCATGGAAATTCCATCCGATCTTACAATCACAGAACTTCGTGAATGGTATGATTTGGCGCAAAAGGGGGAAGCGTTGCCTTTCTCGGAAGATGAAGAAGAGAATGCAGACCAGGAACATGAAACCGAATCTGACGATGATCGGGCAAAAGACGAACCGGAAGCCGAAGATGAGGGAGATGGAGAAGATGAACGTCCCGAAGAAGAGGAATCTCCTATTGATGAAGGACAGACGGACAATGATGAAAAGCTGTTGGAAGCCAAAAAACGCTTACAAGCTCTAAAAGCCCGAATGAAGAAAAAATAATTTTCTTTTCGTTTTTCTAATATATCAATCCGAAAGGGGAGTAGGGAGTTTATCTCCCATCCCCTTTCCCAACAATTTCGATCATGAGCAGCAAATATTTAGCTATAATTTCAACGGATCATCATCTTACTGCCGATAATGCCACTATTATAAAAGATATTCTTTTGGAAGAACTTGACTTGGCAGAAAAGAAAAAGATACAAACCCATATATGGTTGGGTGATATTTTTGATAACAGAGTATCGCAAAGAGAAGTGTGCCTTTCCACATTGAATGATGTTCTGGAAGAATACGATAAACGTGGACACCATGTGATCTGCATTCCTGGCAATCACGATAAAACATCCTATACAAGCCAAAAATCGTTTCTTACTCCTTTTAAATACCATCCGTCTTTTACTTTGGTAGAAGAACTGGACGGGATGCAAGTAGAAGGCGTGTATTGTTTTTTTCTTCCGTTTTTTACAGATGATATTCTTTTGGATGAACTGGAAGAAATAGGGGATAAAAGAAAGAAGAATATCCTCTTTGGACATTTTGCGGTCACAGGAAGCAAGAACATGGACGGATCGGAAGTGTCCAACCTTTTAAAACCTTCCATGTTTCAGATGTTCAAAAAAGTGTACTTGGGACACTATCATAACTACCAACGGGTAGGAGAGAACATCTATCATTTAGGAAGTGTCCAGCAAAACAACTTTGGGGAAGATGAAAAGAAGGGTTTCTGGCTTTTGGATTCGGATTTGAATGTAGACCTTGTTTCTTCTACAAAAGGGCAAGTGTTTAAGAAACTAGAAATTGATTTGGGGGAAACTCCCCACAAACAGGCAGTATCACTTATCAAGAAATTCAAAAAGGAGAACCCTACTGCCCGTGTAAGGGTAGAAGTCTGGGGAGAACAATCTTCACTCGATGCCTTTGATAAGGATGCCTTTACAAAAGAAGGCATAGATATCAAGAAAAAGTTTAAGGAAGTGGAAGAAAAACATTCTATGTTGGCAGAAGTAAAGACACTTGACAAAAAGGACATAGAAGAAAGGTTTTCCGCTTTTTGCAAGGAAAACGAATATGACGAAAAAGAAGGAAAAGAAATTTTAGACAAATTGATGTATGGCGAAGAAAAAGGAAACTAAGAAAACGGAAGAAGCAGTAACTGGGGAAGTGCAGCAACCTAAAGAAGAAAAGAAACCGAACCGTCTTGGTGATCTTATAAGCCGGATTGAAAGTAGGTTCGGAAAGGAAGCCATAGCGGGAAAGAAGCAAGATATAGAGTTCGTGCATTCAGGTTCTTTCCTGTTAGATGAAATACTTGGTGGAGGATGGGCAAAAGGACGTATTGTGGAGGCTTACGGAGGCTTTTCTTCCGGTAAGACAAGTATAGCTTTCCATCTTGCTACCGAAATCCAAAAACAAGGAATGGCGGTAGGGTATCTTGATACAGAAAATGCAGTTGATCCGAAATACATGGGAGCTATTGGGGTAGACCTTTCTCCTGACAAATTCATTCTTTCTCAACCTTCCACAGCAGAGGAAACGTTAGAAATAGCAAAGGAAATGTGCAATGAACCTTCTATTGGATTGGTGGTGATTGATTCTATTGCAGGGCTGGTTCCTACTGCTCTTTTGAACGGGGAAGCTGGAGATGCTCACATAGGACTTACAGCAAGGCTTTTAAGCTCACAGGTAAATATCTTGAAAAACATCTGCAAGCAAACAGGGTGCATTTTATTCTGCATCAATCAGATAAGATCGAATATAGGCGGGTATGGAAATGCAACCACTACTCCGGGAGGTTTTGCCATACCTTTTTATGCAAGTCAAAGGGTTGAACTTGCCCGTGTAGGCTCTGATAAGGAGGGTGAAGTGTCCGTTGCAAACAAAGTGAAGATCACATGCAGGAAAAACAAAGTTGCTCCACCTATGAAAACTTGCAATATTGTTATCCGTTTCGGCGTAGGCATTGACAAGGTGATGGAAATGCTTAACATGGGATTGGACTTAGGTGTACTTACAAAGAAAGGAACGTATATCTATTACGGAGAAGAAAAAGTAGGATTTGGTTTCCCTGCTGCGAGAAAAAAGCTGATCAAAGAAACAGAACTTTTTGACAAGATTAAAAAAGATGTCCTTTCAGAGTTCAGAAAGAAAGAAGTAACATTTGAAAACAAGGAGGTGGAAGATGAAGCCGGTCAAGATTGAAGCAACTAATTTTGTGTCATTCGAGCATTTTGAATACACATTTCAAGATGGGGTAACCGCACTTGTGGGATTGAATAAAACAGACGACAATCAAGGCAGTAACGGTAGCGGTAAAGCGTTGACGATGGATTCCGATATTCTTACCCCTAATGGGTTTGTAAAGATGAGGAATATCAAAGTAGGAGACATTATCCTTCATCCTTCCGGTGCTTATCAGGTGGTGAGAGCGATTCCGTTTCATGATACAGATATTGCATACAAGATTACTTTTTCTGACGGTACGGAAGTAAAATGCAATAAAGAGCATTTATGGAAAGTACGGACAAGCCAAAGCGAAGAATGGTCTGTAATTTCGCTTGGTAAGATCATGGAAAGAAGCAAAGATGAAGAAGTGTTTTTTGAAGTTCCTGGGTGTTTCGGCAGACCGTCTAAAAAGATGGTTTCTTTTACCTGTATGGGTGCGGAAGAGCAACAATGTATTACCGTTTCGGGAGAGGACGGAATGTTTATCACGAACAACTACACACCTACTCACAATTCTTCTATGCAACAGGCAGTTTATTTTGCCATAACAGGCAACAACTACCGGAGCAGTATTGACAAGAAACTGATTCGAAACGGTGAGAAGGAAGCGAAAGTATTACTTGATATAGAATGTCCCATAAGGAAAGAAACTCTCCATATTGAGCGCATTTTACCCTTAAAAGGAAGCAGTAAACTTAATGTGTCGTTGAATGGAGAACAGGTCAGTCTTGCTACTGTAAAAGACGGCAACAACTATATCCTTTCATGGATGGGTATTTCACCGGAAGATTTGAAAAGCTATTTTCTTATCTGTAAAGAATATTACAAGTCGTTCTTTAAAAGTTCTAATACGGACAAATTAGCTCTCATAAGTCGTTTTATCAATTATGACTTCTTGGATGGCAGTAAGGATATTATACAAAAGGAACTGGACGAAATTTCATCTAAGAAATCAGTTATCCAAAGCAAAAGAGATCGTGCGGAAGGGAGTGTAGAAGCATTGCGGCAAATGATAGAGGATGCCGTTAATTTCGACTTCGAAGCGGATCGAAAGGAAAGGATCGAAAGGGTGGAAAGTAAAATCAAGTCTTTAAAAGAAGATATTGATTCTGCTAAATACAATATTGACTATAACAAGAAAAACATTGACAAAGGAAAGAAAACACTTGAAGTCTTGGAAGAAGAACTTCGAGAAGCCGAAGAAAAGAAAAAGAAACTTCCTTCTACTAAGGAAATAGAAGATGTGATTGAATCCGTCAAAAAGGAACTTGGAAAAGCTAAAGAAGATCAGAATGAGATTTTGGAAACAAAAGAGGAGCTTTCGAAAATCCATGACGAACTGAAAGTGTCTCTTCGGAAAGTTCTTGTAAACCTTTCTGGGACGATTACATGTCCTAAATGCAAGCATAAGTTCTTGACACTTCAAGACACCACACTTGAAAAGGAAGAGAAGAAAAAAGAGAAAATAGGGAAACAGGAAAAGGAAGTTGTCGGGGAAATAACATCTTTGGATGAATCCCTAAAGGAATACGAAGACCTTATTTCTTCTTTCATTCAAGTGAAAAACGAACAGGAGGATGAACTTGACAAAATCCGGGAAGCAGGAAAAGAAATCTCATCTGCTGTCTATAAGATCACAAGTGAAATAGAATCTGAAAAGTCCAATATTTCCATTCTTGAAAAGCGAAACAAAGGGCTTTTAGAAAACATAGCTGCCGGAAAAGAAGATGTAAAACGTCTGGAAAAACAGATAAAGGAAATCGAAAAGGAAATGCCTTCTTCTATTGATACTTCTTCACAGGAAAAGCAAATAGAAGAAATGATGCTTGCTATCGCAGGGTATGACAAGGAAATGACGGAATTGGAAAACGAAATGTTTCGCAAGAAAGAGTGGATAGGAAGATTCAAATCATTCAAGATGTACCTTGCAATAGAACAGTTAAAGAATATCCAACTTCGGGCAAACAATATTCTGAAAGCAGAAAACAGCGATCTTAGAATTGTCATAGAAGGATTTAAGACGAAAGCGGATGGAGACATAAAAGAAGAGATAACGCCTTATGTAGTCCGGGATGAACCGGAAAACTTTTGGTATTATAGTGGAGGAGAACGTGCAAGAGTGGAAATTGCCCTGATTATAGCCATACAAGGGATGATAAACGAGACGAACAAATGGGGAGGATTGCAATTCCTATCCATTGATGAAATCACAGAAGGACTATCGAAAGAAAGCCTATATGACGTGATAGAAGCATTGGAGTTCGTTCAGTTTCCTATACTTGTTACAACTCATATTTCGAATGAAAACGCTTCATGCAAAACGCTTAAAATAGTAAAGGAGAACGGCATAAGTCGTATAGAAAAATGAGCAAAGAAACGGAATTGAAGTTTTATATAGGGATAGATAATGGTGTGACCGGTTCTATAGGCATAGTAGGGAAAGAACTGACCTATTATGAGTTCATGGAAACACCTATCACATTCGGGCAGGATTACACAAAAGCAAAGAAGAATGTGTCAAGGGTGAACGTAACGGCACTTGCCGAAGTAATTCATACTCTAAAGGGATATGGTTTGTGTGTGGCCGTCTTGGAACGTCCCATGAAAAATCCGGCAAGATTTGATGCTACATGTTCCGCTATGCGGGCTTTGGAAGCAGAACTTACCGTATTGGAGCTTTATGATGTTCCTTATATGTTCATAGATTCCAAAGAGTGGCAAAAGGAAATGCTACCTAAAGGAGTCGCAGGCACTAAAGAATTGAAAAAGGCATCTCTTGACATAGGCAAAAGGTTATTCCCAGAAATCAAGGACAAGCACCCCGATAGAGATGGAATTTTGATAGCGGAATACGCAAGAAGGAAATGCCTTCTCTAAACAACCAACAGAAGGAAAGTGAGAAAATGTAAGAATATATTTTGACATGTAAGAATAAACTATTACATTTGCCACATCAAAAAGTAACAAACAAAAACTATAAAACAATGGCTAATCAGAAGTATTTTAACATTTTTGTACTTTCCTTCCTTGATAGGATTGAAGGGATTGAACACGATTTGAGCTACTTGAAAAAGAGTGCGAAAGACATTAACAGCATTGAATCAGTGGAAGAATCCCTTCGTATTTTGAAAGATAAAATCAAAGATTTACAACATGATAAGAATTTTTTGCGAGAACGAGAATTGTCCCAGAAAGGGAGTGAAATCACCGATTGCGAATCCTAAGTATGTGTTTCGTGACGAAAAACTTGTTCCTATGAACATTCCAGTTTGCCCTGAATGCGGAAAGCAAATGTCTTATGAGGAAGAAAAGAGCACAGAAATGCCTAATCTTTCAATAGGCGAGTTTAAAATGATGTCTGATTCTGACAAGAAAAAGGTGTTGAAGGAAAGGTCTAAGGCACTTTCTAAAAAGGACAACAGCGAAGACAAGATACGTCACTACAAGGAAAAAGCAATCAGAAACATGTTGAACGTAAAGATATAAGGAAAGATGGAAAATCTATTGTATGAAAACGTAAAGTACATTCATAGGGTGACAAGAAAGAGCATCCTTGTACTTACTAACTCAAAAGGAGAAATGGAAAGATGTATAGCTCTTACCGTCTTCAAAGGAAAGTCAAGGGACTTTTTTATGAATGAAGCGGAGGGTTACGACATTACAAATACTGTAAACAAAGTGAACCTTACCAATTACTCGGAAGCTACTGTAGAGAAATTTATCGAAGAAAGTGATTTTGTGTCTGTAGCGTTTGGACACGATAACTTTATAATTTACAGAAATGTATTGAAGCCTCATGAACTCAGCAAATGATTGTATTCTTGATAAAGCAGTAGGAAAGATGCTTGTTCTTCCTACCGGTGAAGAAGCGGAAGTGAGGTCTGTTCGCGTAGGAAGAGATTACCGAAGTATAGAGATAGACATTCTGAAAAACGGGAAACAGAAGACTATTAGAATGGGTATCATAGGGTTTTTGAAAACAGCAATTTTAAAGGACAAATGAAAAAGAATGTATTGTTAATCACCTGTCTTTCTATTTGTCTTTCCATAGGACTGGGAGGCTGCAAAAGCCGTGTTTCCACAAAGATGGATTACACTTTTACTTTAAAGGACTCTTTAGTCTGGGAAAGAGAAATGACGGACAGCCTTGTAAAAGTTCCCTATTCTATTGTCAATATGGTAGTCAACCCTTCGAAAATGGAAGATGGGGAGAAGAAAGAGACAAACAAAGGACAAGCTAACCTTTCCATAGAAAAGAAAGGAGACACCATTTTCATAGAAGCATCTTGTGATAGTCTTGAATTGACAGTGAAAAGCCTTAGAGAAAGGCTGTCAAAGATATCACAAGAAAACGGAACATTGAAAGAGCAAGTGAAGGCTACCCCAAACAAGATGCTTTATCTTTTGGGAGGAATAGCAATAGGAGCTTTCACTATTCTTATAGCATTGATTGTGTTACTCAAAACAACTAAAATATTTGAGATATAATAAATAAAATAGTTAAATATGATTAATAGTATATTGTATTTGAAATAATATAGTATATTTGCGACATGAAAACGAATAAAGTATTAAAAATATTACAAATTACAAGACCTACTTTGACTAAATATGTCAAAGTAGGTAAAATCAGAGTAATCACAAAACCGAATGGTTTTTATGATTACAATGAAGATGATGTATATTCACTCGCCGGTTATTCAACAAGAAGGTTAACGGTTTCATACTCAAGAGTTTCTACAAACAAGCAAAAGAAAGACCTTGAAAACCAAGAAAAATCAATCGTATCTTATTGCAATAACAATGGGATAAGAGTTGATAAATCATACAAAGATATTGCAAGTGGAATGAACTTCGATAGGAAGCAGTTCCTTGAAATGTTTAACGATATCATAGATAGAAAAATACAGACTGTTTATATAACATATAAGGATAGGTTGTCAAGAATTTCTTTTGATCTGTTTGAAAAACTTTTCAGGGAGTTTGGGTGTGAGATTATTGTAATAAACAATACGGAAGATAGAGAAACAAATGAATCAGAGATATTTGGAGAAATTATTTCCATGCTTCATTGTTTTGCTATGAAAATGTACTCGAAAAGAAGAAAAAATAAACTTGAAATCGTAAGTAAGGATTTAGAAAATGAGATTAGTCTATAAGTTCAACATAGGGAAGAATAAAGAGATATCGAAGCTGTGCAAGGTTAGTAACAACCTGTATAACCAAGCTTTGTATGTCTTTCGGGAAACATTGAAAGATGAATCCAAATGGCTTTCCTATTTTGAACTTGATTCCATTATGAAGAATACTAAGAACTTGGATGGAGATATTAATTATAGATTATTGAAGGCGCAATGTTCACAACAAGTTCTTCGTATTCTTGATAAAAACATTAAAGGTTACTACAAATCTGTCCAAGATTATAAGAAAAATCCTAATAAATACAAAGAAAAACCAGGCCTTCCAAATTACAAAAAGAGAGGTTCTGAATTTAATTTGTATTACACAAATCAGAGTTGCAAAATAAAAGATGGGAGAATAATCCTATCAAAAGATCTTTCAATAAGCATTCCTCAATATGAAAAATATTCTGATCTGATAAAAGATTTCAAACAGATTAGAATAAAACCATTAGCATGTGGATATAAAATAGAAATCATTTATGAGGTAAAAAATACTGAAGTGTCTAAAGGTAGGAAAGCTCATTAATGCTGATGTAAATGGTGCATTGAACATTATGAGAAAAGTAGTTGGTGATTCCTGTGAATCAATTCGTAGGATAATCGATAGAGGGTTATTGTTTAATCCGGTAAGGATTACGAATGTATTTTGTTAATAAGGTACATTCCGAAACTTATAAAGAAATATAATAGGTTTTATTGAATTTAATATTTTTCATAACATGCTTATACATCAAAAAGAACTGGAAGAAAAAATTGTAGAAGCCAATCGGCTTTACAGAGAAGGAAATCCTATCATGTCTGATAAGGAGTATGACAGGATGAAAGAAGAATTGGGAAGACATTTCCCAGACAGCGATATTCTAAAAAAGGCTATCGTTGAAGAAAGTGTAAAAGGGGATCGCATGGAAAGACTGCCTTTTCCTATGTTTTCTTTGGAAAAGGTCAAGACGGTGGACGAGATTGTAAGATGGGTAAAGGACGTATGGGAATTGTCGCCTAACGACCGTGTTGTCATTACGCCTAAATATGATGGTATTTCTTTGCTAGTTGATGAAACAACAAATGATTGCTGGACAAGGGGAGATGGCACGGAAGGACAGAATAGCCGGGATCATTACCGTTATGTAAATCATGGAAATCCTATAAACAAAAGGGGGTGTTTTACTTTCGGAGAAGCGATTATCCCTATCGGCATGTTCCTTAAAAACGTAAAACCTCTTGGGTATAAAAGTGCAAGGAATGCTGTTGCCGGTGCATTCAATGCAGATGATTTCAATGCACAGGTTCTTGGAAATACCGCTTATGTGAGATATGGCATTATGGATTCTGACAGAAATAAATCCATGCAGCTTGCAGAACTTCGAAACGATTATGGGAATTACGCTACACAGTATTGGGTAACTTCCGCCGGCGTGTTCGATGATAGCAAAACAGCCCTCACCTATCTAAACGATTTGTTTGAATCAATCAAGAATTTTAAATGTGATGGACTTGTAATCGAAGTTGATAACAAAACAAAACGAGAAGAATTAGGACGGTTGCCTAATGGGAATCCGCGTTACGCTATTGCTTACAAGAATCCCGACTGGCAAGAACGATACACGACAAAAGTTCAAAAAATCGAATGGAGCATTTCAAAAGACGGCAAAGCAAAACCTGTAATTGTATTCAGTCCGGTGGAATTTGACGGAGCGACTGTTTCACGATGCACTGGATATAACGCTAAATATATTACGGACAATCATATTTCACCAAATGCTTATATTGTCGTATCAAGAAGCGGAGATGTTATCCCTAAACATTTGGAAACGGTCAGTTACAGTGTGGAACTTTTTCGTGAAATGTGCGATGGTATGATGATTTGTCCTTCTTGCGGAAATCCGTTAAAATGGGACGAAACGCTTACAGATATTGTTTGCATCAATCCTGATTGCAAAGAAAAGATAATCAAACAAATTACTTATTTCTTTGCAACGCTTGAAACGGAAGAAATGCAAGAAGCCACTATCAGAAAATTCTATGAAGGAGGACTTGATAGTGTAGAGAAGATTGTGAATGCAAGCGAAAAGGAATTGTCTCAAATTGGAGGAATAGGAGCGAAATTGTCCAAAAAGTTACGAGGTCAATTCGATAAATATGCGGACAATGGAGTTTCCTTTGCAAAAATCCTTACTGCCTATAATGTGTTCGGTGGTGTGATAGGAGAAAAGACTTGTCAGATGATTTTTGATTCTTTGTCGGACGAAGATGTAAAAGTCTTGTTTAATGACGGTACATTACCCAACAAAACACTTCTTTCTATTGATGGTGTTGCTGAAACTACTGCCACTTCTTTTAATAATGGACTTGCAGTTTTCTTTAATATCATTGAAAATTCACCGTTCCCTATCTCTTATGTAAAGAACAATGTTGTTCTTGCAGACAATCCCGAATCAGTATGCTTTACAGGATTTAGAAATAAAGAATGGGAAGAAAGACTATCCAAAGAAGGACACAAGGTTGTTTCAGGAGTGTCGAAGAACACGACCATCCTTGTAACGAAAGACAAAGAAAGTTCTTCTTCAAAAGTGAAGAAAGCAAAAGAGCTTTCCATTCCTATTTTGACACCGGAAGAGTTTGAAATAAAGATGGGATGGAAAGAGAGATAGAAGATTGGGTTAACGACTTCGAAGATGAAGAAGTATATGATCCTAATGACGATGATCAGTTTGAATAGATAATTTGAAAGATTACTTTATGAGTAAGATTTATAAGGAGATAGCTTTCAACTTCACGAAAGCATTGAATAAATTGGAACTTAGAACAAACGTTAGAAGTTTTATTTCTATGCGGAAGGCAGAGAAGGTTATCTCCTTACTTTTTGAGATTATGTTCGATAAATTGGAAAGAGACGGAAAAGTAAACATAAGAGGATTTTGTATTATCAAGAAAATCAAATGCAGAGACGGAAAGCATTATTTTGAATTTATAGACAATAGAAAGAAATGAACACGAATTTTGAAACCAAATTTGGAGGTGGTAAAGCTGCAACAGTAGAATGGTACACACCACCTTATATTATTGAAGCATTGGGAAATGATTTTGATTTAGATCCTGCTGCTCCTAAAAGAGAATGGTACACTGCAAGAAAGTGTTTTACTAAAGAAGACGATGGATTAGCTCAAGATTGGAAAGGTTTTGTATTTTTAAATCCGCCCTATTCCAATCCTACGATTAAACTTTTCATGAAAAAGTTGTCTGAATATGGGAATGGCATAGCTCTTGTTTATGCAAGAGTAGGAAATTCAATGTTTCATGAATGTGTTTGGGATAAAGCTACTTCTATTTATTTTCTTAGGAAAAGAATAAGGTTTATTGATGAAACAGGAAAAGAAGGTGGATCTCCTGGCACAGATAGTTGCTTTGTGGCTTATGGAGAAAAAGGAGATGAAATTCTAAAGAATTTGAAGCTGCCAGGTAAATATATAAAGCTCAACTAATTATGTATTATTACAGAGAAAAGGATTATTGGTATTTCGGTGCTTTGGAAAAATCAGTTTACAAGAACCTTAAATTGATTTCCTCCTTTAAACACAACGCTACCAATAAGGAAATATACATAAAATCCGATCCGGCAAAAGATTTCCTTTTAAAAGAGTTTGTTTCCGACAACGAAATAGAAGAAGTTGACCCTCTTTCTATGGTTCGTGACGGTTGCAAAGCCGAAATAAAGCCTTACAAGGAACTTTTATCCCGAAAGGATATAGAACTATTGATAGACAATCTTCCTCTTTTAAAAAAGCCGAGAAGCTATCAAATGGACTATCTGTATTATGCAGTCAATCACGGAAATCATATAAATGGTTCTTCGGTGGGGACAGGCAAAAGTCTATGCTCTGTTCTCTATGCTGAAATGCTTGATCTTTTTCCTTGTATGGTAGTCTGTCCGGCTTCTGTAAAATCCGGTTGGTTAAGAGAGTGGAAAGAAACAAACCCAGATAGGCGAGTATCTATCATTTCCACATCTTCCCCACCAGAAGATTTTGAGGCAGATGTGATAGTGATAAACTATGACATACTTGGGAAAAGAGTCACAAAAGAAAACGGAAAAACATCTCTTGAAATAAGATTGGATGGAATGAAAAAGAAATCATTCTCTCTTGTGATAGCAGACGAAATTCATTTTCTCAAAAACAGAAAATCCATCAGAAGCAAGTCTTTCAAAAAGCTGATACATAAAGTTCCTTCCGTGATAGGGCTTACAGGAACACTTATCATGAACCGTCCGGCAGAGCTTCTAAATATCCTGATGTTAATAGAAAGGATAAAGGAAATTGCACCAGACGACCAGTATCATCATTATTTTTTTGAAAGGTACTGCAATATGAAGGAAACGAACTTTGGTATGGACATATCAGGAGCTTCCAATATCAAGGAACTGAACCGTCTTTTGAAAGAATGCTGCTATTTTCAAGTAAGCAAAAGAGATGCACTGAAAGAGCTTCCTCCTATTTCGGAAAATGTTGTGGAATGCGAGATCACAAATAAAAGAGCCTATAAAAAGGCAAAGGATGATCTTTTGCAGTTCATTGAAGATAAGTTTAAGGACGAAGAAAAGGTTGAAAAAGCTGCAAGGGCAGAGTTCCTTGTAAAACTCTCGACATTAAAGCAATTATCCTTAGAAGGTAAAGAAAAGTTTATCAAAAAATGGGTGGAAGAGTGGATGGAAGCAAACGAAGAAGAAAAACTTTTGGTATTTGCCTCACAATCCACAATCCTTACAAAGATAGCCGAAGAGTTTAAGGAAGGGCTTCTTATTACAGGGGGCACTACCACAAAGAAAAGAGATGAAATTTTGCAAAAGTTTTTCTCACAAAAGGAAAGTAGGGTGCTTTTTGCGAATATAGGCTGTCTTGGTACTGGTGTGGACGGGCTTCAAAAGGTTTGTTCCAATATGGCTATCTTAGAACTTCCACCGCGTCCGAGCGACCTTGTGCAAGTTATAGGAAGATTGGAAAGAAGCGGGCAGGAAAATCCGGTTACGATTCAATACCTGCTATCACCGGAAACGATCGACCGAGACTTGTGGGAGATGCTGAAAGGAAAGAAAGATGTTACGGACATGTTAAACAAAGGATTCCAGGACGATACCAGTCTTATGATCCTTCAAAAGTATAAGAATGAGCGATAAACGAAAGGGAACACGGATCATTGAGGTTTGGACGGATGGAAGTTGCAATGCTAACCATCCAAAAAAACTGGGAGGTTCTGCCGTTTACATCAAATGGAAAGACAAGGAATATCATATAACCAAAGGACGTTCCTATACTACGACAGGAAGAAGAGAAACGGAAGCGATTCTTCTTGCACTTCGAGCGATAAAAAAGAATCTGAATGTAAAGGCAACCTTCTATATTGACAGCCAGTATGTTGCCAATCAGTTTCGTCACAAGTTCCTTGATTGGGCAAGGGAGAATCTTCATGTAGAAAATCAGGATTTGTGGGATGCTATATTTTCGGAAATGTTGTTGCATAGAAAACTTCGTGTTTCCGTAAAATGGATAAGAAGCCACCAGAAAGACTACAGCGATCCTATTGTATGTGGCAATTTCATTGCAGACTATATGGCTAATTACAAAAATTTTAAAGAGTATGAAAAAGAAAATCATTTACAATAACTCGATCCCCTTTAAGGGATTTGCAGCTATAACAATCTTTCCGTTCATTTTTGCAAGGAAAGAATACGAACCTTTAGGGATGAGAACAATCATACATGAGAACATTCATCTAAAGCAGCAAATAGAACTTCTTATAGTGTTCTTCTATTTGTGGTATGGGATAGAATGGCTTTTAAGATTAATTCAATACAAAGATTCTCATGAGGCTTACAGAAACATTTCTTTTGAACGAGAGGCATACAACAATGAATATGATGATGAATATTTAGGCGTAAGAAAGTCTTATGAATGGATTCATTATTTGAGAAGATAACAGAAGCAAACGAAAAGAAGATGTTATGAAATGGAGTAAATATCAGTTGGACATTTTTGATGCTTACGAAAATACCAACAAAAACATAGTGGTAGAAGCAACTGCGGGGTGTTTGGGTAAGGACACTCCCATATTAATGTACGATGGTTCTATCAAACCTGTACAGGACATAAGAGTAGGTGACAAGGTGATGGGTGTAGATTCAACACCAAGAAACGTTTTATCGGTATCAACAGGTATTGATAAGCTATATAAAATAAAACCAGTTAAAGGTGATAGTTGGATTTGTAATAGTCAGCATTTATTGACTGTTTATGATCAAAATATAGCAAGAAACAATAAGGTAAAAAAAGAAGAAAATCAATTAAATCCTTTGGTAGACTATCCTATATCTAAAATCTTGAAGAGACCTGTTGAAAAAACAACAGGGGCAAAGATGAAACTTCAATTACAAAGGACTGGAGTTGATTTCCCTGAACAGGAATTGCCACTTGATCCTTACTTTGTAGGATTGTGGATAGCAGAAGGAAGCAAAAATAAAAATGATGTTTCTAATTTTTCTATAAATGAAAATGATACAGTATTAATAAACTATCTTGAAAATTTTAAATTTGAAGGAGAAAAGGTATCTGTACATAAAAGAAAAGAAAGAGGCTGCTATGGTATAAACGTGAAATTGAGAAAAGGTAGAATAAATCCTATTAGAGCAATATTAAAAAATTTTGCCAAAGAAAAGGGGCGTTTGAATATACCAAAAGAATATTTTATAAATTCACAGGAAAACAGGCTAAATCTTATTGCCGGCATATTAGATGGAGACGGACACCTTGATAACAATAATTGCTATCAATTAATTACTAAATACAAAGAAATAGCTGATTTGGTAGTATTTCTTTGTAGAAGTCTTGGTTTAGCAGCGTATTGTTGTAAAAAGATTGGAAGAATAAAATCTTTAAACTTTGAGGGGGAATATTATAGCATTAGTATTAGTGGCAATACAAATATTATCCCAGTAAAGGTGGAGAGAAAAAAAGCAAAAGAAAGAAAACAAATAAAAACAGTTTTAAGGACAGGATTTTGGATAGAAGAAATAGGCGTAGGAAAATGGTATGGATTTAAAGTTGACAAAGATGAAAGATTTCTATTAGGAGATTTTACTATCACTCATAATTCAGGTAAAACACATACACTCAAAGAGCTATGCAATCGGACAAAAGAAGGTACAAGTTGTTTGTTTATGGCTTTTAACAAAAGTATTGCAGAAGAGCTAAAAACAAAACTACCTACTACAGTAGAGTGCAACACTTTTCATTCAATGGGACTTCGTACATTAATGAAAAATTTTCGATTCCGAATGCAGCTTGAAGAAAACAAATGCTTTTCTCTTTGTATGGAATTATTTGATTTTAGGAAGAAGGAATACAAAGAGAAAATGCGATATTATTTTGCCTTACAAGAATTGTGGGAAAAGATTAGGCTGTCGCTTTGTGAAATCAACGAAAGAAATGTCTCTGCGCTTTGTATTGAATATGATTTGGATTATGAAAATTCAATGATAAATGATCTGAATAAAATCAATGAAAGATGGAGAAAGGATTGTGCCAAAATACAAGACAACAAATCTTTCAAAATGGACTTTCCGGACATGTTATGGATTCCATATAATTTTGTGGATGAAATGAACTTTCCTAAGTATCAAGTTGTTATGGCAGATGAAGGACAGGATTTATTCACACTTCAAAAGGAAATTTTACAAAGATATATCAAACCAAGAGGAAGGTTTGTTGCTGTAGGGGATTCAAAACAACTTATTTATAATTTCATGGGTTCCGATTTGGATGTATTCAATTCTATAAAAGGAATGCCGAATACAATTTGCCTCCCACTTTCTGTTACTTACAGATGTGCAAAGAAAATTGTCGAAGTAGCGAATGAAGTGTTTCCCGGTACAGAATGTGTTCCCACAGCAAAAGAAGGTGTTGTAAGAAGTGGTGACATCTTTGAAGCCGAAAGCGGGGATTTTGTTCTTTGTAGGAACAACTTTCCTTTAGTTGTCACTTTTATTATGCTATTAGAAAAAGGAAAGAAAGCATCCATCATGGGACGGGATTTTGGAAAAAGTCTTTGCCGGCTGATGGAAAATCAAAATAGTCTTGATGATATGTATCTTCTATTGGACGACAAAGAACAAAAACTCATAGAAAGAGGCATTAATCCTGCCTTTGTGAAAAACCATCCGTCTTACGTTTCTTTAGAAGAAAAGGTAAAGATTGTGGAATTGCTGTACGAATCGTATCAAGAAAATTTTTCTTCTTTGAAAGAAAAGGTCAGAAACGTTTTCTCTGGCGATAGCAAAGGCATCATCCTATCCACTATTCACAAAAGCAAAGGACTGGAGGCTAACCGTGTTTTCTTTTTGAATCCAGAGTTACTTCCGTCCAAATATGCAAAGACACCTAAAGCGTTATATGCAGAAGAGTGTCTTAAATTTGTAGCAATCACAAGGGCAAAAGAAGAATTGGTTTATTGTCATATTGATACCGATACTAATCTCAATAAGTAACAAAACATCGCAAGGCGAAATGGGTTGGAATATTACTTTTAACAAGTGTTTGCACTTTTCACCTTGCGATGTAATAATATATTCTTACATTTGCAGCAGCAAAAACAACAATTAAATTTTT